GCAGTAAGCACCCACAAAAAGAAGAACATAAGAAAAAAATAGGAATAGCAAGGATAAATAAAAAGATACAGTTGGGCTATATAAATTCTCCAGAAACAAGAAAAAAAATTAGTGAGTTGATGCAGAAAAATAAATATAATACTGGGTCAAAAAGAACCATTGAGCAAAGAAAAAACATAAGCTTATCATTGAAAGGGGAGAAAAGCTATACTTGGAAAGGTGGAATAACCCCCGTAGAGAAAAAAATAAGACAAAGCTTTGAATATAAGCAATGGCGTGATGAAATATTTAAACGAGACAATTTTACTTGTATGGATTGTGGTAAAAGAGGCGGGATTTTGCGTGCACACCATATTAAATTATTTTGCAAATTATTACAGGAGGCACAACAAATGTTTTCTTTTTTATCCCTATATGATGCCTGTATGTTGTATGCTCCGCTTTGGGATACCAATAATGGCATAACTTATTGCAAGGATTGTCACGACGAATATCATAAACAACTTAAAATAATAGAAAAATCAAATAAGGTGGAATTATGGAAGTAACAATTAAAGTTGACGTGGAAGCGTTAGCGAAGGTGACGAAGGTCTTAAAGAAAGACTTGAAAGACCTGACAAACACCGCTTCGGCTGTTAAGTCAGCTACACAACTTGTTCAGGCGAAATGGCTTGAATATATTTCGGGTGTTGATGTAGTTTATTCTGGCGGGAAATTTAGGATAAACAGAGGCTCGGGTATGTATGCTCAAGCAGTTGCGAATGGTTTACAATACCCATATCATAGCGATAAACTTCAGGGAGCTGTAGAGGTAAACCTTGATTATGTTGATATACTTGAGCGTGGTTTTTCGGCATTTGAACTTAAAGATAAAATGCTTGCAGGAAAAGTAGCTATGGCAAAAGGATATGTTGATGTTCCTTTTGATGATGAAAAATTAACGGATATGCCAACAGTTGTTAAAACAAATATAACTGCTGGAAGATTGGCAAATGTAAGGGTGGAGGGAGCTCTTAAGACCTATGATATAGGAAAGAGAAGCCAGCTTTTGCCGAAAGAATTTGGTATGCCAGCTTATACTTGGAAATCGGGACAGTATGCAGGATTAACACAGGAAGCAGGAGGCGGAGGCGGGGTTATAAAGTTCAGAAGAATAAGCAGTAAGACACCCGATAATGCGTGGGTGCACCCAGGCGTTACAGCAAAACCTGTATCAAAAGCATTAAAAGAAAATCTTGAACCGACGATAAAAGGTATGATAGTTGCTGGTTATGAGAAGGATATGTCAATATGATAGACGGACTTGATTTAAAAAAAGAACTTGTGAGAATATTTGCTCGTGAACTTATAGCAAGGAAAATACAAATTAAGGTAATAACGGCTGACCCGAGAACGCACGGGGAATTGCCTTGTTTAGCAATAAATAGGGTTAATGATGATGAAGGACAAATAGGATTTAATAATATTTATGAACAAGAATTTAATGAAGCAACCGAAGAAGAAAGTCCAGCTTATCTTGCTTTAATGACGGAAACTATAGAATTAAGGCTTTGGACGGAAAATGCGAACCAAAGAGATGACATTTATTTTATTATGAAAGAAATTGCTATTCTGGCAAAACAAGAGTTGATTAAGAAAGGTCAGGGGCTCGGTAATATGAGAATAACGGGAGGGCGGGACGAGCAAGATTTCAAAACGTTTGAACCCTACTTTATTTACTGGAGTGTCCTGAACTTCATAGCTCTTAATCCTCTGGAAGTTAAACCTTCCGTTCCTACTACTGGCGTAAAGCCGATACTGGGAGTAGATGGAAGTTTTGCTATGAATGGCATAGAGGAAACAGAAGAAGATATGGCTGGCACATAAGCCAAAGGAGGTGTCCAAATGGTTAAAAGAGAGGGCGTAGAAAAAAGGCACGAAAAAGATATAAAGGAAGAAGCAAGGGTTGAAAAACCAAAGGAAAACAAAATTACCATTGAAGAATTTATGGTAAACTTTCCTTCGGAAAAAATGTGGGTTGATGGCTTGAAATCTCACGCAGGATTAGAGCCAAAAACTCTTTCTGAATGGAAAAGAGTGTTGGAGGACTTTAAAAATAAGCCGACAACTTAATCAAAAAGGAGGTAAGTTAATATGAGCGGAATATACTTTGATGGACAGAATGTTGTAAGACCGCAAGTGAGGAGCAAAGTTGATGCTTCAGGGTTGACCCCTGTAGTTCTTGGCTCCGCAAATGTGCTAATGATTTTCGGAATAGCGAGTGGAGGTATCCCTAACCACGTTTATACGCTTTCCGACCCAGCACAGGCAAAAGCAATATTCAGAAGCGGAGACCTTCTGAAAGGGGCACAAAGGGCGTGGAACCCGTCCCCGAACCTTTCTGGAGCATCTGTAATTAAGATGGTCAGGATAGGAGCAACAGGAATACACCAGGGAGAAATCACTCTTAAGAGTTCTGTTCCCACAGACTTGCTTAAGTTGACCTCGCTGGATTACGGCGTATGGACGAATTCCATACAGGTTAAGGTTGAGACTGGCTCAACGTCAGGTTTAAAGATTACCGTAAACTATCTGACCACATACGAGGTTTATGACAATCTTGCGACCGTAGCGAGTGCTGTTTCAGCAATTAACGCATTGAGCGGGCTCGTAAGTGCAACCCTTATTCTTGAGGGAACGCTTGCAATCGCTTCTTATGCACCGCTGACACTTGGCTTGGACGGAACAGCGGTAAGTGCGGATTGGCAGGCATCTTTTGAGTTGGCAAAAACCAACCCAGCCGACCTTTATACCGCAACAACGGATACCGCCTCAATACAGGCGTTGCTCCTGACTGTTGTGAACTATATGAGCACAACAGGTCAGCACGAAGCAAGAATGTATGTCGGATACACCGCTGGCGAAACTGTCGCCCAGATTAAAGCAAGAGCTCTTGCTTTCGGTTCTTCCAGGGTTTTAATAGCAACTCCTGGCGTAAAACAGTATGACGATAACGGTGTATTAGCAACCGAAGGTGCTGTTTTTACCGCTTGTATGATAGCGGGTTTAAGGGCTGGGTTGCCTTTAGAGGAACCTATTACCTTTAAATATCTAAACGGTGTCGGTTTAGAAGTAAACTACACACCCGACCAGATTGATGAGTTTGACCAGGCAGGTGTTTGTGCAGTTGAAGCGGTTCCAAACAAAGGTTATAGAATTGCTCACGGTCAAACAACCTATCTACAGGATACCAACGTCCTGTTCAGAGAGGAAAGCGTCAGAGGCATTGCTGATGCTATAATGGGAGAGGTCAGAGGTGATGCTCTGGCATTTGTTGGGCGTCCAGGTTCTAAAACCACGATTGGTTCTATCAAGATAAGACTTGCGTCTAAACTTGATTTAATCAAGTTAAATGGTTGGATAACCGACGGAGTTGATAATGCTGGAAACTTCCAGCCTGCTTACAGGAACCTTATCGTAAGGTTTGATAGTGCGTCTCAAATTGTGTATTTTGAATTTGAGGCAAGCCCTGTGACGCCGATTAACTACGTGCTTATTACTGGACACTTCAGAGCAACGAACATTGTTGCCTAATTAAATAAAAGGGGGGATTTTAAAATGGCAGACATTAACAGTCAAAAAGTGATAACTGGGAACGTTATCAATATTCTGATAGCAGGAGTAGTTGTCGGTTTGTGCCAGACGGGTGACGGAAGAAGAACTTACGGCACAGAAGGCGTCTATGGCATCGGCAACTTTATGCCTACAGAGCACGTCCAGTTAAGATACGATGGCACGTTCACCGTTGACAGGTTCTTCATCAGAACGAAGGACTTGGAAAAACTGGGCATAGCAAAGCTCGGAGAGGATATACTCCAGCTCGGCGTTCTTGACATACAGGTTCTTGATGTAGTTAAGAATGTAACAATAAGGGTGTATAAAAACTGCACCTGTTCGGATTACACCGAAACATTCAGGGCTAACGCAATAGCGGGCGAAAATGGCACTTGGCATTACCTTGAGTGCAAGGCATCTGTGTAGCGGGGGTGTATTATCGCTAATTTACAAGAACAAAAAGTTTTTACTGGAACCGTTGCCCAAATAATAATTAACGGACAAGCGGTCGGTTTATGCCAAAGTTTAGAGGGGCGTAAAATGTTTCACGCCGAGCCTTTATACGGTGTTGGAAGTTTTACGCCCTCTGAAATACTTCAACAAAGATTTTTGGGACAGCTTACTGTTGCAAAGTTTTTTATCCGCAACAAGGGATTGGCAGAACTTGGGTTAGCTGGTGTCGGTAAAGATGTATTGAAGCTTGGGTTAATCAATATTGAAGTCAATGATGTGATGGCTGTGATAGCGGAAGGCAAAAAATATGAAAAAACGGTAAGGTTGTATATCGGGTGTATAATTCACGAATATACCGAGACTGTTAGAGCAAATGCTGTATCAGGCGAAAATGCTGTATGGTTGTTTCGTGATTGTAAAATAGGAGAAGAAGGAATACCAGTAAAGTATCAAACGGGGAGACCAGTTGGTTTCGCCTAAAAATAAAAAAGGAGGCGTAGAGATATGGGTGGAATAAACGAAGTGAAGAACATAAAGGAAGTGAAAAAACCTGTGTCAGAAATGACAGAGGAAGAAAAAGAAGCAGAGAAGCAAAAAGTTCTTAAAACTGTTGGCGATAACGTCAACAAAGGTGGAAGGTTTACAAAAACCATTCATCTGGAGTTTGAGGACTTTAAAGGAGACATAACGTTTCATCGTCCAACTATTGGCGAGGAACGGGAAATCGGCATTAGATATAACAGATACAAACAGGAAACAATGGTTGATATTGTCACAGACAACGTGTGTTTATTTTTGGCTACCTTTGATGTCGTGATAGATGTATCTCCTGACTGGTGGAAACCGCACGAACTTTATGATTACGAACTCATAGAGTTCGTATGGGAGGAATACGCCGAGTGGCGTAACTCCTTTCGTAGGTTCCGTAATCCAAGACATAAGGACGATAGCAAAACTGCCGAAGCAGAGAAAGCTCTGGTGGATACAGAGAGAGTTCAAAGTTCTGCCAACAAGTAAAGATTACTTAAACTTGACGGAAGAACAGGTTGATTTGCTTTATGAGCATTGGTTAATTGATAATCCTGCGATTGACTTGGCTTCAAAAGAGCATTTTGAAACAACGTCTTATGACTTGATGGAAAAGAACCTTGAGATTGATATAAGTAAGGTAATAAAGGGCAAGGATTACTACCTGGATAAAAAGATAGACCTTGAAATTAAGCAAGTCAATATTAGGGATATTAGTGAAAACAAAGAGGTAAAATGGCGACAAGAATAGAAATACAGGCTTATGTCAGGGGTCAACAACAGGTTAAAGAACTGGGAAATGTTTTTGACCGTATGCGTGGGCAGATTGATAAAATCTCCCAACAAGTAAGGCAAAAGTTTTTTGGCGAACCGAGAGTGTATGAGAATTATGTAAGGACACAAAAAGACCTCGGTATTAAGCTTGGTGCTATAGACGGCTTTCTTAAAAAGAATAATGAAAAATATAAAGAACAGACAAAACTTTTAAGGCAACTGAATAAAGAATTGGAAGGAGTAGCTCCAAAACAAAAACAACAAATTCTTGAACGAGCTGTAGATTTGGATTTGTTAAGAAAGTATGAAGGTTTTCTCAAGAGAAAAACGCAATTAGAAGAAAAGATTTCCCGTGCAAGAACCTATCCAGAGAAAGTTCAACAGGAAATAGAAGAAAAAAGAGCACAAAGACAGGCGGTATTTGATACTGCTGGAAGATTGGGTATGACTGTTGCTATTCCAGCAATGTATTATATGGCTCGCAGAACCATTGGAGAATGGACAGCACAACAGAAAATATTGCAAAGTTTAGCACCAAGACTGGAAGATACGAACGTATCTTTTGAAATAATGGGCGAAAGAATAGAGGCATTAAGAAGGCATACTGTTGATGTTTCTGCTCAATTTGGTTATACGGGTAAACAAGGATTACAACTGGTTGATGCGTTTTCAAGATTATCTGATGTGTTACCCAATGAACGAGCAATAATGGGTCTTGCCAGGGGATATGGTATTCCTGTTGAACGTATGGGACAGCAATTTGCTATGATGGCTCGTATGGGTGGAACAAAATTTGACAGAGCAACACAACAAGAAATGGCAAATCTTTTTGCTGGTGCTATGGAAAAAGGCGGAATGACCCGCCGTTCAGATGAATTTATGCAATCCGTTACTACGTTAATGCAAAGTTATTTCACAAAAATACCAGAAGTAAAACCAGATACAATAACTGCTATTCTGGCTGAAGTAAACAGAGCTGGAATACCCGCTTTAAGAGGGCTTGGAGCAACACAAGTAGTCCAGGGATTTGAAAAGATGATGGGCGACCAAAGTGAAGCAATGGTTGCTATTCAGACAGAAATAGTTGGAAGGGGTTTTGGAGATGTTGCAAAAAGACGTGGGATTGATATAGAAACTGGTGTTGGACGATACAGATTAGCTCAAATATTAAAATCAGAAGGATTGGCAACTAATGATGGTTTTAGGTTAGCAAAAGAAACTCTTAAGTTTATAACAGAAAATCAGGGAGAAGAAATAGCACGTGTAATGGCTTCATCTATTTTGGGTATGCCCCAACCTATGATAGAAAGAATGTATGATACAGGCTTAATGAAACGATTACTTGCTGGCGATGTAAGCGATAAAGAAGCAATACGACAAATGCAACAAATGGGTGGTGTTGCAGGAATGACAAGACAGCGATATGGAATGACACAAGATATAACATTTTTACAACAGCAATTAAGCGGAATGACAAATAAGCTTTATCCCCTTGTTGGGCTTGGTGCAAAAATTTTGGGTGCTGGTCTTTGGGGTGTCAACTCATTAAGCGAAACAAGAACTCAAGCAATGGCAATGGGGACTGGAATGGGTCTTGCTCAAGGTATGTTTGGTGCTGGACAAATAGGTATGAAAGTTGGCATAACTGGCAGAATGGCTGTTGGAGCAAATTTAATGAGAACTATGATGAGGACTGGTGCTAATGTTGGCATTAGACAAGCTGTCAGATATAACACAGTCGGTCAAATTGTGGCTGGTGGTTTAGATGTAGCTAAAGCTTATACCGACCCAGAAAGAACGGGTGGAGAAAGAACTGCCACAACTCTATCTGCAATGGCTCCGCTTGTTGGTGCTGGCATTGGAACATTGATTGCTCCTGGGATTGGAACTGTTATTGGTGGTCTTATAGGAACTGGCGTTGGTATAATTGGTTCTGCATTTGAAGAAAGAAGTAGAGGAGCCAGAATTGCAAGAGGAGAAACTGTTGCTTATAAAAAACAAATAGTAGATTACCAAAAGACAATGGGTGCTAAATACAGAAAAGAGAAGTGGGGAAGCGAGGCTTTTGGTGGACTTCGGGAACCTGGTTGGTGGGAAGCTGTTAATATGTTTTTTGGCGGGGAAGAATGGGGTGTAAGTCCATTTACCAGGTCAGCTCAAGCATTAGAAGAATTTGGTGGTGAAACTACTAAAAGATATTTAAGAGAGCAACCTATATCAACACTTGAAGCAGGTTTTTCCTCAATGGAAAAAAGAAAGAGATTTGGAAGGCTTGCAGGTGGAGAAGATGAAGGCTATGGGGGTTTAGCTTCTGCTGGCGGTGTAAATATAGGAACAATAAATGTTTATGTGAACGGAGCACAGGCAAGCTATGATGGTGGGCAAGCAGTAGCACAAGGGCTTAAAGACGGACTGAAAGAAGAAAGAAGAAAAGCAGAAAACAAAGAGAGCATTGAATTAAGCGGTATGAGTTCCTCTATTCAAGCAAGAGGTGCTTTCTACGGATTACAAGGAAGTGTATAATGGTTGAAATACGCAGAATAAATACTGTTGATGTTTTTAGACCACAGGTTAAAATAACTTTTCATACTGCAAAAGGTGCTTTAACTGTTGGAACAAAAACAATATCTGGAGTAGAAGATGATATTATTACTTGCCAGACTTTTAAAGATTTATCGCAACCAGCTGGTATGTTTATCATTCATCTTGTTGACCATCAGAGATACGATAAAATGGTTGAACCAATGGACGTTGTTTCTATAATAATGTCAAATCACATATCTTACAATCCGAATGTGAACAATTATACTCGTCACGAAGGACTTACTCACGCAACTATGGTGGGATTGATTGATAGCGTAAAAAGGAAAAGAACGATAGACCAAAACGGTAAACCTCAAGTATATTGCGAAATAAGGGGAAGGGACTTTGGAAAACTATTTATTAAACATCAGATTAGATATATTCCCTGGCTAATAGGCAATGAGGGAACAGAAAGAGTATCTTCAGCAGTAAAAAAACTTCTTACGTGGTTGTGTAGCGGTTTGATTACTGGTGGAGATATAGCTTATTTGATGAGAAACAATTTATTAAGATTATTGATGAACGCAGTTAATATGGAATTCAATGTAAACGGATTAACCCTACAGCTCAATAAAATTATTTCTTACAGATTTAGCAAGGATATGGGACATATTCCATTTAATATTCCTTTACAAAGTCAGGAGGGGCATCTTTGGGATATTCTTAAAAATTATTCAAATCCACCCTGGAATGAGTTATGGATTGATACTATTACAGCTCCCAATAGAGTAATCCCTGGAGATGTATATGAAAATGGAAAACTAAAAACAAAAGGTATTTGCAGAGAAGATTATTCATCTCCTATAAATACTGGAGACGCTGAAACAACTGGAATATTGATGGATAAAGCAAGCCGTTCACGTCAGCAAGAATGGGAAAAACTTCTTAATGGTTGGAAGACAGCTCCAGCAGGTCAAGCACCCGTAAAAGAAAAATTATTAAAAGAAAGAATGAATGAATTTGGTGTTACAAATCTTAATCAAGACCTGAAACAATTTCCAGTCAGAATTCACGAAGCTCCAAGAATAGACAATTCGTGCATTATGGTATTTTGCAGACAGACGCCTTTTGATGACCGAAGATGGGATTTATTAAGGACTTACAGGAGATACGAAATAAAGAATGATGATATAAAGGAACAGGATTTGGGAAAGCAAGACCACGAAGTATTTAATTTTTATTGGGTCTATCCTTTGCTGGCTATTCCTAATGAAATACCGCTAAAGGGTCTTGGAATAAATCCTGTATTATTATCAAGAGATAATGATGTTAAAACAGAGTTATCGCATACTGCCGATAAAAATAAAAATGAGCTAATACAACCAGACCCCGTTATTAGACAAGGAGTTCCCAGGATTAGACAAGTTCCGAGTGCTGTTGAAAAATATGGATTTAATCCACTTGAGGTTCAAACAAGAGTTTGGAGATGGTCATTAAAGCAACAGAATACAGATGTAAAAAGAGTAGCTAATAGATTATTGCTTGCGTTGGTAAATTGGCACAAATGGAACGCACATCTTGTAAGTGGAAGTTTAACAATAAAAGGCACTCCTGATTTGCACGTGGGAGATATGCTTTATAATAAAGATGAAGATATGGAATATTATGTAGAAGCCGTTACAAATACTTATACTCAATACTTTCCAATGGAGACAACAGCCCTTGTTACAAGAGGACATACTCCAGGGCAATTTAAGTTTGGAAACGTATTGCAAGATTTGGAAAATATTAAACTTGACCAGACAATACAAAAAGGTGAAAACCTATATTCGGAGCCAAAATAATGAGATTTCAAAATGCTTTAGGTGGGATAGCGGTAAGTAGCGAAGCTAAAAGGCTGATAAATATGAATGTTGCTTCAAGTATGACATTTGGCTTGGTTACAGATGTTAATAATATAACCCAGATGGTTCAGGTTCAAACTGGCAGAGGCAGTAATTGGGCTATGCTTATGAAACCAAAATGTTCTCGTCAAAAAGCTGGGTCTTATGATATGCCGAATGTTGGAGATTTATGTTTGATTAGTTTTATTGAAGGGGACGAAAAAACCTGGGTAATTCACGGTTTTGTAGAAAGTGAAAATCCTCAAAATATGATTACGTGTGATGACAATAAAGAAACAGGCACGCTACAGGAAATCAAAGATAAATTAAAAAACAGATTTTACTGGAAGCACGAAACTGGAACAACCGTTTTTCTTAATAAATTAGGAAAGTTTTTCTTAAATTTCTTAAGAAAAGCGTCGCTGGAAACAGACCCAGCAAAACCGAATTTATGGTTTGATTTGGACGAAGCTGGCAATCTTGATATTAAACTGTTTAAAGATGATGGAACCCCAGCAGTTGAATTGACTGCTGATGCAGAAGGAAACGTAACGATTACCAACGCAAAAGATGTGACCGTGAACATTGAAGGTGATGTGAATGTTAATGCTACAAATGCAAATGTGACCGCAGATGAAGTTAATTTAAACAACGGTTCTAAAGGCGTGGCAAGGAAAGATGATGCGGTTGAAGTTACAATACCAATAGGTGCAATAATAACCCCTACTGGTGCAAATACAAATCAGTATATTGCTACTGGTAAAATAAACGGAGCAAGTGGTTCTGTGAAGGCAGGAGATTGATATGGCAGAAGAATTTTTTGACATAACGCCACCAATAAACGCTTTTGAACCTGACCAGATAGAGATGGCAGAAAATCTCAAGACTTATAGGTTTGAAATATTAGAACCAAATAAACCGAGAAAAGAGAACGCTAATCCTATTGAACTATTTGATTTCACTATTAACCCACAGGAATATCAGATGCACGAACCAACCAGGCAGGGAACAACACAAACCCTGGGTGGTGCGTGGGTTGATTTTTATGGTCTTGGACTTCCCAGAATTACTATGTCAGGAACAACTGGTTGGTTCCCGTTTGCAAAAAGAGCTACGAACACAAAACCAACAGGTTTGGCAGAATTTATAAGATTGAGAAACACAATATTCAGAAAATATGCCGTATTGCTTAATGATAAAAATAAATACAATTTTGAACAGAGAATACAAAATCAACTTCAGTTAAGATTTTATGCGTGGGATACAAGAGATTACGTTGTTGTTCTTATTGACGATTTCATTTTAAAGCGTAATGCACAGAGACCTTTATTGTATGATTATCAAATAACAATGACAGTAATTGGTCATATTGGTAATGCTACACAACCACCCGACCCGCAGAGTGATAATTTTGATTTGACAAATAGATTTACAAAGATTGGAGATGCCCTTAAAACTAATAGCGATGCACTACAAGATGCAATAAAAACGGTGGCTTCCGTATCAACGCCGACAAAAAACCTGTTGCAAGAGTTAGATGATGCAGTAATGTCGGTTTACAATATAATTCAAAATGGAGCTGATTTTACAGGGACAACTCTTGGGTCTGTTCAGCAAATAGTAGATAGAATACAAAATCTTGATAATATCATAGCAAATACACTTGCTTTACCAATAAATATAAGAAACGAAATAATAAATATTTTACACGAAACAAATTGTGCTATTTCGGGATTATTAAATGTTTCAATTTATCAAAAAGCTTGGGAAGCTCTTGTTGACGGAACACCCTGGAAACACTTAAATTGTTCTTCAACTATGACTATACCTGTGACACCGCTTCCTGTTAATAGAGCTACAGGAGTATCAAGCAGAGCTCCAGCAACACAATACAGATTAAAAGATGTTACAGTAACAGAAGGGGATACGTTAGAAGGGATTATGAACCGTGAAGGCGTTAGCCCTGATGTTGTAAATATATGGCAGGAAATTGTATCAATAAATAATCTTGAATATCCCTACATTACCCAGGATACAAATTTTGTTAAGAATATAAATGCTATTGCTTCTTTGACTTTATATGGCGTAAATGGCACGGTAATATCAGAGGGGACATTATTTGAGACACCGACTACTGACATAAGGGAGAGTGTTCAGTTTGTCACAATGAATGATGTAACGATTGTAAATGGTAAAGCTGTTGTTAATGCACAATGCACAAAAGCTGGAGAAATAGGCAACGTAGAACAATATGCCATAACTGAAATAGTAAATGCTATATCTGGACTGCAAGCAGTTACAAATAAACTTGCTGTTTCTGGTGGCAAGATATGGAGAATATTAAAGCCAGGAGATAAGGTCAAAATACCCGTTGTGGTTATTGAAACAACAAGCCAAACTTTTGTTTCACAGACACAAGCGTTAGAAATCAGTTTATTTGGAATAGATTTAGCTTTAGATAACTCTGGAGATTTTGAAGCTGACACAACAGGAGACTTTGTTGTTGTTTCTGGACTAATCAATGTTGAAACTGCAATGAAAGACAGGCTTGGAGCAGAACAAGGTGAACTTATAAAACATCTTGAATATGGAATTCCTATTGATAGGATTATAGGAAGACCTGGCGACAAAAACGCTGTAACTGTAGCAGAACTTGAGATAGCAAGAAGCATATCTTTGGACAAAAGAATAAAATCAATAGATGCGGTTAATGTTAAAAAATCAAATGATGTTATAAATGTTGAAATAAACTCAACTTTAATTGATGAGGTTTCAAGAAGTATAATTATGAATTTATAAGGGTGCTATGAAAGAAAAATATTGTATAGACTGTGGACGAAAAATAATAAGACCAGATAGAAGTAAAACTGGTTTATGTAAATCTTGTTGTCAAAAGGGTAAAAGAAATCATAATTACGGTAAACGTGCGTCTGAAACCACAAAAAAGATATTAAGCAATTTACGTAAAGGCAATAAACATTGGAATTATGGCAAGCATTGGTCTGATAATATAAAAAGGAAAATAAGCGAAAAAGAGATGGGTAAAAAGGATAGCGTAATAGTAAAAATTAAAAAAAGTATAGCACGGAAAGGCAATGGTTCTTCAACCTGGAAAGATGGAAGAACTCCTGATACCAACAGAATAAGAAGTTCTGCGAAGTATTCGGAATGGAGACAAAAAATATTTATAAGAGATGAATTTACTTGTCAAATATGCGGTAAAAAAGGAGGATATTTGACGGCTCATCATTCAGAAAAATCTTTTTCTCAATTACTTGATGAAGTTTTATTTAACCTGCCATTATTGTCGCTGTATGATGGTGCTATGATTTATGAACCATTTTGGAATATTAAAAACGGCATAACTCATTGTTCCGATTGTCACGGCAAGTGGCACAAAAAATATGGTAAAAAATACAGGAGGACATTATGAGCTTTGGGGTCAAACATTTCCAAACTATTACCGCATCTATTATAAATTATTTCTCTGGCGTTAGTCAGAAAGTAACAGACTTTAATGTCGGTTCAAAAATAAGAACGATATTTGAAGCTGTTGCAATAGAAATAGAGCAAGTTTATTATCAGCTCTATATAGGTATCAATGATGGAATAAAGGACGCTATTTTTAATTCCTTTAACTTTCCGCTGTTGCCAGCAAAACAAGCTACAGGTATAGTAAGATTTTCCCGTTCAACTCCTGCTGGCGTTGATTATCCAATTCCTGCTGGAACTACTGTGATAACAGAAGCTACAGATTTACAATCATCGGTTAGCTACCATACTCTTGAAGATGCAACATTACTGACTGGAGATACTTTTGTTGATGTGGAAGTAATATGCGAAGTAGAAGGAGCAGTAGGCAATGTTGAAGCAAATAAAATAATAATTATGACATCAGCTCCCGCTGGAATAGAAAATGTAACTAATTCTAATAAGTTTTCTACTGGTAGAGATGAGGAGACGGAAGATGCAAGAAAAACAAGATTTCAGAATTATATTGACAATCTTTCAAGAGCAACGCTACCAGCTCTTGAATATGGAGCAAAAACAGTCCCAGATGTTATTGATGCGATAGCTGTTGAAACTCCGAATTGCTCGTGCTTTGCTTATGATGACAGCACAGATATTTATACTGATAACAGTTTTGAAGCAAATATGCCAACAGGTATTCCGTTTTATGCTTTGTCTGTTCCTGCAAATATTGATGACAGTATGTATATCGGTGCAGATAGTCATTTTGACGCTATAAGATTTGATATGTCCGTAGTGCGTGTTGGTAGTGCATTAGTTTGGGAGTATTTTGATGGTTCCGCTTGGCAATCTTTAGCAACAACAGATGATACAAACTTTCTTGCAAATGACGGGATTGTATCATTTACTATGCCAACTGACTGGAAGATGACAATAATTAACGGAGTAAAAAAGTTCTGGATAAGGTTACGGGTGACTTCGGCAGGAATATCGCAGGTTCCAAAAATATTTATGATTACATTACCCCCATTCCAGGGGATTATTTACATTATTGCTTATGACAGCACAATGACAGCTTCGCCTGCTTTAATTAGCGAAATAACGCAAGCTATTGAAAATTACAGAGCAAGCGGTATTAAAGTTGTAGTTAAGCCACCTGTTGTTACGAATTTAAACATTACTATAACTTTAACTATTGCTCCAGATGCAAATATTACAGTAATTAAAGATACGGTCAAGCAAAGCATATCTGACTGGCTAACGGAATTTACATTAGATAGAGATTTGATTTTGTCAGAACTGGTTCAATATATTGAAAATTTAGATACAAATATTTGGGAAGTAATAATAAATTCTCCGACGGAAAATTACATTACATCTTCCGATGAAGTTTTAAGAGCTGGAACAATAATAGTTAATTAAGGAGTAGTAAATGCCGACACCAAGAGATGACGAATTTACAAGCAGTATATTAGATACCAAGTGGATTTGGCATAATGATACTATAGCAGATTGCAGTTATAGTCTTATAGATGCTCCAGGTAATTTCAAATTAAATGTAGGGGCAACTTCGTCTATTGGTGCAAATCTTAACAATGTTCCTTATATTATTCAATCAAACGAAAGCCAGTATTTCGCTGTGGAAATCTTAATCAACACATTTACTCCAACCGCCGACGGACAATTAGCTGGTGTATTTATGCAAATCGGAGCAAGCGATTACATCTTTTTTGCAAAAGAAAGGATTGCAGGCGTAAACAAAATAAGTGCTTATGAGTGTGTAAGTGGAACGCTTTCACAATTATTTGCTGGATTATTCCCCGATGATAACAATATTGTTTTGAGGATAAAATGGTTGAACGGCAAAGTGTTATTTCTTTATAAATCTGCGGAAGATGAAGTTTATCAACAGCTTGGAACAGATTATACACCTGCTACTCCGTATGACCAAGCTGATGTCGGTATTCTTGGAAGTGCGGAAACAACTATAGCGTTCACAACATTATTTAACTACTTCCATTTAAGAAATTTACAAGACGTGTCTATCCAGGCAGACATAGAAATTATTTGCACAAATATTAAAATTGTAAATGGAGATATACTTATTACCGTTATTCAATATCCTGCAATCACTAATTTTGAGGTCAGACAACACGTCAACGAAGGCAAGGTCACTATACTTTGGACAAACCCGATTGACCCTGATTTTATTGAAACAAGAATTATTAAAAAACTCGGTTCTTATCCTTTAGATGAAAACGATGGCACTATAATAGCTGATACCGTAGATGAAATAGTGGAAGATACATATATTGGTAAAGGTGTAATTTACTATGCTGGTTATGCAAAGTATCCAGATAAATATACAATAGCTGGACAAGATGCAACTATGCCAATATTATTTTCGTTATTTAATAATATAACGAGAAGATTTTCAAGAGCTTACCCAACAATATCTTATGCTCTTTATTACTCTCTTGCGAGAGCTTTAACGGCTCTTGGTCTTATTGATTACGCTTCTGCAATTAAACAATTTAATATTAACACAGCAGAAGCAGAATTTCTTGATGCTTGGGGAAGCTGGTTTGGAACAAAGAGATATGAAAATGAAACTGATGCACAAATGTCAAAGAGATTGCTAAATACAGTTATCCAGCCAAAAACTATTAAGAGCAGTATTGAACAAGCTATTCAACTTGTAGATGGCGTGATTTATGTTCAATTAAGAGAAGGCTCTGGATTAAGTTCTATGTTTGTTGGACACAGTTACATAGGATTTATCGGTGCAATAGGGTGGGAAACAAAAGCAGATATAATAGTAAGTTCGGCAGGAGAACAGCCGTTCTTTTTTAATGTTTTAGTAAAGATAAGACAAGGGACACAGTTACAAAGAATTCTTGATGCAATCAATGATATGAAATGTGCTGGTGTCCGATACAGCGTTCAAATAATAGAATAGGAGGATTTTATGGGCAAAGTAAAAATAACAGACTTAATGCAAGCAGACCAGGAGACAATGCAGGCACTATCGGATTTACCAGAGGATACATCTTTTGACTTGGTAAAGCGGTTGATATACGGAAGCAATTACAGGATTAACGGAGGAAATGTTGTAGCAACCAATCCCGTTAGCGGTCTCTGTAAATTACAAGTTGGAGATTTTGTTGCACTTGACGGCAAATTCTTTACGATAGCAAATGAAGCAACTCTTAATATTTTGACTGGCGTAGAAGACCAAGATGCGAATATTTGGGGTAACGGACAGACGTCTCACCCAACAGACCCAAGAAAAGATATTGTCTGTATAAATTTTGCCTATAAAGAAGGTTCTTCTCAAACGAAACATTTTATAAATCCAACAACAATTCCTCCGACTGAATATGACCAGGTTGTTAAGACCAGAATAGAAAGATATTACACAATAGCTGTTGTTCACGGAACGCCTTCTTCTACTCCAGCAGAACCCGCTACTCCATCTGGCTATATGAAACTCGCTACTATATATGTGGGTGCAGGAGTGACAACAATTACTCCTGGTGTAATAAGCCCCAACACAATAATCAATATTCCTCGTGTTGACCAATTTATGAAAGCAAATGCTCCAATATCTGCGGGCACAGACTTACTTCATTCTGACGGTGTGTTTAAAGGATTTCTCGGGGAATTGAACGTAACGGAAAATACTCCACAAGATATGAGTGTGGTTGTAGCCGACGGTCGTCTTTTAGTAGATGGATACCTTGCAAACTTTATAACTGCAAATACTTTAGCGATTGATGTTGCTTCCTTTGTGGATATTGTTGATGAGCCGATTAACTTTTCTGGAAGTGATACACAACAACTACAGGAAGATAGCACCCCGCCTCATCAAGTAAGGGGAAGCGGTATTGATGTAACAGATGTAACTGGCACAGTTCATTATACTGTTGATTACGATAATCCAGGGACAGCATTGCAAATAAATATAACTACAGCAACAGGACAAATTACAAGAATAGATACTGTTAATGTTCCCGATGCTGTGCTTGTTGATTATAGGTATTATCTTCCGAGATACGATATAGTTCAGGTAAACTATATCACTTCTTTAATTAGCGTAAAAAAAGGAATAGCAAACCATACTCCTGCTGTTCCGTCTGTTGACAGCGATAATTTCAAATTAGCAGATGTTTTTGTTGGTGAAGCCGTGATTACCATTATCCAGGCTAACATAACCGACCAAAGAGTATTTATTATTGACCTGGACGAAGTAGTGACGGCAAGAGGAAACAGAACTTCTCTGTGGGCAAGATTGAACAATTCGTTAAACGCAGACGGAAGTCTTGCTGAAGTTCAGGAAACACCAGGGGGAGCTGTAGGTGGTGGAAATCAAATATTTACAATATCTTTTGCACCACAAAACAATAAAATTAAACTGTATAGGGACGGGTTGAGGTTGGTTCCTGCAACAGAATACATTGTTTCAGGAACACAAATAACGATACTGGTTGCTCCTTCAGTTGGTTCAGTATTGTTTTGTGAGTATATCCCAGTATCTTAAGAAAAGGAGAATTTATATATGAATGAGTGGGTAACGATAATTCAACAGGTTGGTTTTCCTATAGCCGTTGCAATTTATTTGTTATGGAGATACGAAATGCGAATGAAAGAAATGACAGACGTTCTTGGCGAAATATCCAAAACGCTTGCAGTTATTAAAGATAAAATTGATGTGAGCAGGGAGGATAGCAACTAAAATGGTTTGCTCTATTATCGTAATTTTAATACTTGCTCTATTGATTGTAATTGGTGAGCTAATTTTTTGCAAAAAACGACATAAAAATAACAACAATATATATGAGGCTAAAAGGCAGACACAACAATTATTTGAAACTTTGCAAAAAAATCATTTTAAAATACAGATAAAAAGTGAAAGAAAAGACAAACAAATTATGCCCAAAATGTAATCAGGAGCATCTTGATAAAGAGTTCTGGGGTAAAGGTGGACTTTATATCAATTATGCTTATAGTTGTTCAAAGTGCGGATATTGGAATGTTACAACAGAGTTAATAAAGGAGGACGAAAAAGATGGAAGCACCTAAATTTGTTAATCAACTAATGAATAAAATGACATTAAGCCAAGTCACCAAAGACAGGGTATCCAAAATGATGCTTGGAGGAAAATTTGTCATCTGTATTCTAATGATAGTGCTTAAATATTTTCAACCAACATTTTCGGATTTGTATTTCACCATCATCGTTCTTTCGTTAATCTTAATAAGGACTTTTGAAAATCTGAAAATAGAAACCAAAATTATTACTATTACGGGAGCTGATTATTTGAAAGAGCTGAACAAACAGAAATCTTCTGGGGAGAGTAACGATGCTGAAAAAACTGTTTGAGTTAATTCTTAATTTTCTTAATAATATTAAGAAATCAAGTTTACCAACTGCGGTTCAAAACCTGATAGTAAGGAGGGACAAAATGGAGAAGTTTAATAAATGTTTACCGTTTGTTTTTGAACACGAAGGTTATAAAAGCAACAGCAAAAATGACCCTGGCAAATTAACAATCTGGGGCATTGCTTCTCTTTATTATCCCACCGAAGTAGCGTTAATGGATAAGATGTCGGCTGATGATGCAAAGGTAGTAGCAAAGGATATTTACTATAAAAATTATTGGGTTCCAATGAAGTGCGACCAATACGAAGACAATCTTGCTCTTGCAATCTTTGATAGTGCAGTTAATAATGGAGTTCCCCAGGTTCAAAAGTGGTTAGCGGAACTGGGTTCAAATTTTATTGCAAAAGATATTTTGTTAAGACGTATGGCAAGATATGCAGAGATATGCAACAACAATAGACAGGCAAGAGCTAAAGACCCAACGATTATGAAAATAGAAGATAACCTTCTGGGGTGGTTAAATAGGGTGATTGATTTATGGCATTACAAGTTGCAATAATATTAGGAATATTAGGAAAATTAGGAATAAAATTAGGAATAGGTCAACATTAGGAGAGTTGAGAAAATGCTATTAGGAATATTAAGAATTAGGAATTGCGATAAAAAACAATGCTTTTGGGTATTTGCCCAAAGCAAATTAAAAAAGGAGGGGTAGAGCTATGGATATGAATACCGTAGTAAATCTTTTGAACAACGAACTTGTGCAAAAGATAGTTATATTCATCATTTCTCTGGTTGGGGGTGTGAAATACCTCAAGAACAGAGCTGTCCAGAAGTGGGCAGAAGTGGCGTTCAGGGCAGTTGAGGAGTTTGCCAGAGTGGACGCTGAAAAAGGAAACACGGTTAAAACAGATGATAAAATCAATCTGTTTGCACAGAAATTCCGTGAGTTTATGAAAAGAGCAGGCTGGTGGGTTGTAACCGACAACGATGTCACGCAAGCCAAAAATATCGCATCTGCGGTAAACCTCATATATACAAAGGGTTCTGAAGCTATAAGTTCGGCTACGGCACTTGCGAAAGATAAAGCTGATGAACCCGCAGGGGGAACTGGAGGAGGTAAGGCTGACCCTGACCCAAAATAACGGGGCTCCCTGACTTTACAAGTGTAGGAGGCGTCGTTAAAGCAGTAGTAGAGACCTTATCCGACGCAAGAGCAGGAATTCTCGTAGATAAGGACGGAGTTCAAGGAGCCGTGTATAAGAAAATAACCGATATTACTAACGGTTTTTATCTTGACAGCGGTTTTACAAACGATAAGATTGGTCTTGGAGTAGCAAAGAATATTCTGGAACAAGGTAATATAAAGATAGATGTTGGGGCTTATATGATGACTAAATACAACGACTTGTTTGGTTTTAAGCCAGTCTTCAACCCAGCAGTTGGTTTAAGTATAAAATTTTAACGGGGGGACTAATCCACCTCCCGATGGGCTATCCAACCCAACCCACCTATATTTGGGGAGCAGGCTAAAACTTGCTCCCCCCTTTCTAAAAATAATACTTGACAAAATACATATCTTATGTTATACTACAAGTAAAGAACACAGAACCCAAAAGGAGAATGAGAATGAAAACAAAATACGAAGTGGAAGTGAATGAGAAATTGCTCTACTCACCATTGGATATTCCAGAGAAGAAAATTGGGAAGTATGAAATCAAACACGATGTTTTAAAGAGGGGAGCAGAGGTTACGGTAGTTAGTCTCCGTAACTCTTTATTTTATGGAATTCCTTCCTGTAAGGTAAACTTGCCGAGAGAAAGAATAATACATAAACTCTGCAAACAAGGTCACGGGATACTGATGACAGACAGTCCACAGGAAACTTTTATGATGAGCCAAGCCGTTGAGAAAGCACACGGAGATATTCTTGTTGGCGGTCTCGGTCTTGGGTATTACCCGAGCGTAATCGCAAAAGATATGATAAACGGAAAGAATAAAAAAGTGAAATCAATTACTGTAGTTGAAATAGACGAGAAGGTTATTAAGCTTGTGGCTCCTTATCTTCCAAAAAACATTAAAGTAGTTCACGCAGACCTGTTCAAATATCTTGCGAGCGGGAAGGCAAAATTTGATTTCGCTTATATTGACATCTGGTATCCGACTGGACAAATGGAGTGGTCTGAATACATAGTTCCGCTTCGCAGGCTTATTCACAAAAAATACGGATTTAAAGATGTTGAATGTTGGGCTGAAACGGAAATGCAAGGACAGATTAGAATGTCGGTTCTTAATCGTCCGCAGATGGAAAAATTGATGGGAAGGTCAGACACAGATTATAAATATGACCCGACCTTAAATGCTTTCTATAAAGCACGTAAAACCATTATTTCGTTTCCAGAAACAAAAAGCGAGGATATTGACACGGCTGTTCTTAATATTTTTCTTTATCACGTCGGCACAGAGAAATGGGAAAAATTATTTAAGTGGGACGAAGCTTTAAAAGAACAAAAAGAGTTTCGTAAGGAGAATAATTATTAAAACAATACCAAAAGGAAAATACTGTGGAAAGCATCAAAAGGGGTGGTGCTTATCGCTAAAAAATGAATGTCCCCATATAGTCTATTGTGATGGATACTGGTGTGGTAAATATCCTAAAACAATGACAATGGCTGGTGGTATGAGACAAAACAAGATTGGTGTTCTGAAATGTTCCACTTGCTTAAAGGGAAAGAAATGAGTGACGTTAAGGTTAAAGATGGTAAAGTGATTTGTCCTTATTGTGATAGCGATAATATATTTTATGTAGCGTGTTTAAAACAATTTTACTGTTGGGTATGTAAAAAATATTCTGAAATATGGAGATACTGATGACTAAAGAGGAATTTGCGACAGAAAGAGCAAAATTGGTTGTTAAGTCTGGCTTATCTTGGGATAGTATTAAGGAATTTGCTTGTGAGCTTGAAGCTCTCTGCAAAGAATATGAGCACGCAAGGATACTCCACGAAGCGGAAATGTTAGTAGATTTGGGCGGAGACATAGGGTTTGGAGACCTATACAAAATAATAAAAGGGAAGGAACTGTGAACACAAACGACATCATAATCAATCAGTTTATTGCGAATTTAAACTCTGGCACAACAAAGAAATATTATGTCAGCCAGATAAAACTGTTTTTAAATTATATTGGCAACAAAGACATTGGCTCTATTGTTTTTGATGACCTCGTAACGTTTAAGGCAATGTTGGCAATATCAAGACATAAAATTTCATCACAGAGGACAAAGCTTAATGTCATAAAGTCCTTTATGACATTCTGCTACAGAATGAAATATTTGGGAACTAATCCTGCGGAGTTTCTTGCGTTACCAAAACAACAAGAGGAGGAACCCGCTGTATTAAGTATGAATGAAGCAAAAGAACTCTTAAGGGTAGTTGAGCAATGGAAAATGTTGAAACCAGAAGCAAAAACAAGAGATTGGGTTATGGTAAATATTCTACTTGGGTGCGGGTTAAGGGTAAGCGAAATAGTGAATTTAAAAATAAAAGATTTTACTACACAGCAAGGTGTGGACGTTCTATATGTATTAGGCAAAGGCAATAAGGAGAGAGTGCTCAAAGTTCAATCAGAGCTTGCTAAAATGATACGAGAATACATAGCGGAATTTAGAAAAGAGCCAAGCTATAAAAGCAGTATAGTGGACGAACATATTTTTCTTACGCAATATAAGAAACCGATGAATTCGCAAGCTGTTCAACGTATGGTTAGCCATTATCTTGACTTGGCAAATCTTAAAAAAAGGAAAAAGAAAAGACTGTCCGTTCATACGTTACGACATACGTGCTTCACGCTTGAACTTACGCACGGAGCAAATCTGATGGAAATAAAGGAACAGGCAGGACATAGTTCGTTGATTACAACGCAAAGATACTTGCATATTACAGATAAGCTTAAACATTCTGCAACCGACAAAAATCCTTTATTTGCACCCGAAGGAATGTATCTCGGCTATGATGGTAAGTTAAGAAGTAATGAATACAAAGAAAAAGACAGAGAAAAGGATAAAGAAAGTGGGAGGAAACACAATGATAGGGAACGAGTATCCGACAGAGAAACAGCTCCAAATAATAGTTGATTGGGATATAATGACACAGGGCGTTATGGAGCTTGTTGATTACATAGAAAATCATTGGTGGACGCCAGAGTGGGGATTTAAACTCAAAGGCAAAAAGAACGTATTCTGGCTTGAACTTCATACAGGCGGGTGGAGCGGGAACGAAGATGTTATTCGTGCTCTTTGGAAAAATCCTTTGTTTGTTGCTTTGTTCTGGCGTAAAACCTATGTTGGCGGTCATTATTATTTTAAGATGAATGTAAAAAATTTTAAGATAGAAGGAGGGACAGATGAAACTAAAAAAGGGCGAGGTGTGGAAAATAAACGATAGCAGAAAGGGTAAGTTCACAGCAAAGTTACTTGGCAATGTTGATACAAGCAAAGATGAATTTGTTGACGTTAAGATTGTTGAAGGCAAGGCAAATTTCATTAGCATAGCAAATGTTGATAGAGGTTTTAAGGGAGACACGATAAGTGTAAGAACCATTCTTTGCAAGTTTGTAAAGAAAATAAAAACGAAAAAGAAGTAAGGGAGGTGTTGTATGATAATAGATACATTTTGGTTTAGTGGACTGGAAACAATCGGAATAGTTGTGATTGAGAACCCCACAGGAGAACGCAAGGCTTATGTTGGTAAAGCAAATGGGTTCAATGAGGGTGCAGATAAACAAAAGATAATGAACAATGGCAGTAAGATGTATGTAGAACAATTAGAACAAATTGTGAAACTATTAAAAAAGGAGTAGGAGGAAAGATGTTAATAAAGTGCAAGATATGCAAAAGAAACCAAGAAGTAGGGGATAGTGTAATCGGAATAATATGCGATAAATGTTGTGAAAAGATACAATGGAATTTGTATCAATGTCTTTTAAAGTTTTCCTCTGTTACTTTAGTATTGCCAAAACAAACTGTTATAACTGTAATAGACAAAGTAGAAATAGCCAGCGTTGATGTAACGACTGATGGGCTCCAAATAGCAGGCACTATAATAGAGAGCCACGAGGAGAAAGTCAATGAGCAAAAAAGATGATAATATATGTATTGTGTGTGGAAAAAAGGGAGCTGTGCAAATGGACATTACTGATGGTTATATGGATAGAGGTAAATTCTTTGTTTGTCCAGATGGTAACTGTCATAGAAAAATTGTTCACGATGGAGTTGCTGTTTGGCAAAGTAAATTAGACAGCGAAAAGGAGACCCCAAAATGAGCGAAAAACTATTCACAAAGGTTTCCGTCAGGAAAGTCAGGACTATTTTTAAGATTTTGTATAACACAGTTTCCTTAAGCACCTTTACTTTATCTATTATATTTCCTGATGATAAAGAGGTGGTTGCGAAATTGGGAAGCATTAAGGACTTGGAGACCCTAAAACGACTGATTGATGAAACCTTGAAGGAGGTAACGCAATGATAGTATTGAAAGTTCTTGGTTGGTTTATTTTAGGAAGTTTCGCATTACTCGCAATATTCTTAATAATCGGTTTCTTATCGTGGCTTCAATTCCATCTGGAAAGGAAGTTCTATGAGTGGAGGGAAGGATATGGACGAAAAGTTGAACGACGTATCAGCAGAAAAGGAAATAGATACGCCAAAAAAACATAGGCATTATGTTAAGATAGACATAACACCAGAAGCCATTAAAGAGGCTACAGAGATTATGCAGAAGGCAACAGATTATAAATGGCACGATGAAAACGCCAGAAAAGACGGTATTAACGGTTGGTTGGCTCAAAAGCTTGTTGCAGACTACATAGAAAAGAACGAAAAGTTAAAAGTGGGGAGAATGTATGAAAAGCGGTCTAAAGTGGATTTATCAATAAATGGAAGGAATATTGATGTTAAAAACAATACGTGGAAAAATCCACCTTCCGCCACAATGGAAAATAACTATGATGCTATAACCTATGAAAAGAAAAAAATCACTATAGATATTATTCTTTTTACTCATCTTAAGGTTAATGATGATAGACACCCCGAACAGCTTTGGATAGCAGGGTGGATAAAGATGAGCGACTTTGTTTATGGAGTAAACCCTGCGGTTAAGATACACAAGGAAGGAGAACCTGTTTACAACTGGCAAGGAGCAATCCAGTATGTTTGCAAAAAAACTCATTACTCTATTGCTTACAGGGACATCTTGGAATACGCTGATTTTATAAGCATTTTCAAGCCAAAACCAAACGCAACACAGCTTGAATTATTCTCTTGACAAACGTAAGATATTGTGTTATAATCTATTATATGAAATTATAGTATAAGAAAGGGGGTGTTGATTATGGCAATTCAAAAAGGGGGAACGCTCACGATATACTTCAACGAGGATACATTGCCCGTGTTGGAGAAGCTTGAAGCGATTAAAGAGGAGAAGGGCGTCTCAATGTCAAAGCTTGTAGGAATGGCATTGGAAACTTATCTCAAGGTCTATGAAGCAGAACAAAAAGTTGCCAAGAAAAAAGCTTGACAATAAAAAACAAAAAGTATAGAATGAACACTACAATTTATAACCAGAAGGAGAATTAAATATGGCAGACGAGGAGTTAAGTTTAGACGACTTGTTTGAAGCAAGAGACCACTACAGCTTCTCCCAAATAAATACTTTTATCCGATGTGCATACCAATATCTTTTCAGGTATATATTGGGGTATAAAATACCACCGCCTTCCGCATTGGTTTTCGGTAGCACAACTCACGAAGCACTTGAATACAATTTTAAGCAGAAAATTGAGAGCCATCAAGACGTAGAGCTTTCTAAAGTGCAGGGAGCTTGGGCAAATCAATGGGATTTAAACCTTAAGAAAAATGTTGGTATGGAATTCGCAGAGGACGAAACAAAAGACAGTATGCTTGATGAGGGCATAAAACTCATCACAAATTACCACGAACTTGTAGCACCGACAATTCAACCTTTAGTCGTTGAGGAACCGTTTCCCGATAATTTAATCATTCCTGGAATAAGCAAACCGATTGTTGGGAGAATAGACTTGATAGACGACAAGGATTTTATTATTGACCACAAGACTTCAAAGAAAAGCCCTACGCAGGATACAATCAATAAAGATGGACAGCTCACAATGTATTCAATGGCTTACAAAGAAAAATACAAAGAGCTACCAAAAGGATTGCGTATGGATTATTTAGTTCGCACCAAGAAACCGCAATATCCGCAATATCCTACTACCAGAACAGAAGCCCATATTGAAGCATTTAAAGTTACATTAGTTCAAGTTGTAAGGGCTATTGAAGCGGGAATATTTTATCCGAACCCGCATAATTATCTTTGTTCGGAAAAGTCGTGCGGATTTTGGAAATTTTGTGAAGGTGGAAAAATAAAAGTAAATTACTAAAACCATAACAAGGAGGATAAGGAGATGAGAGATTACGATGTAACGATAAAAGGAGTGACTGCATTACTGCAAAACAAACCGCCAGAATACGGATTTGACAGCAAACTCAAAATAATAAATCCAAATTCCGATGAGGAGAAAAAAGCTTTAGAAAAATTGTATAGCATAGACGGAAAAATATATCAGCCGTCAACTCATATTTGGCAATCGCTGATAAGAGCGGGTGCGGATTTAAAAATAAAAGGCAGGGGTAAGAAAACTTATTCAAGTATGATGGGGTCAATGGTTCAGGTCAGCCCTGATGCGATAATACACAAAAATCAAAAATATGAAATTTATAAAATATTGGCGGTTAATCCCGTAACAAAAGGGAGAATGATGACATACCGACCTATGTTTAAAGAATGGGAATTAAGCTTTAATATTTCTTGCGACGAGGAAATACCAGAGGAAGTATTAAAAGAAGCGTTGGATAGGGCAGGGAAATATCAAGGTATAGGCGATTGGAGACCCAATAAAAAGGGTTGCTTTGGAAAATTCATAGTAACGCAATTCAAACTAATTAAATCTTAAGATAATGTGATGTAGAGTGGTGTCGTGTAAAGTGAAGTGATGTATTGTTTGGCAAGGTAAGGATTGAACTAATAAAAAATTTTAAGGTTATGCGTTGTATTGTGAAGCAAAGTCAGGTCAGGTTAGGTCAGGTGCGGTTTGGTATTGTGATGTGAGGTGAAGTGCGTTACGGTATTGCAAAGTCGGGTTTTGTTATGCAGAGTGAAGTAAGGTTCGGTAAGGTAAGGATTAAATAAAATTAACTACTAAACGGGGACTTATGAATTACTGTTGCAAAGAATTTATCCGAGACATCAAACTCAAAAGAATACAATGGTCTAAAAACTTCCGCTCATTCATCGCAGTTCATTATATCAATCTTAAATGTTTTGTTTTTGTTCTATTTCTAAAATTCTGTCCATATTACGGACAAAAACTCAAAAGACCATACAATAAAAAAGCAAGGAGAACGAAATGAAATCAATAATCAAACAAATCGGAAAAACATTTCTCTGCTTAATAATCATCTATATTTCAATCCTAATCATAGCGTTTTTATCTGGAATATTAGTTCAACCTATAATCTGGTCGTATGTTGCAGGAGAAAAAGTTGTAGATAGAATAGAAAAATTTTACTATGTAAATATATTGGGTTGGCAAGATGCTGAACAAGACAAATATTACAATGAATAAATCTTTAAAGGAGAACGTATGCCAGAAATAATAGATTACGAAGATGGTTCTTTTTCTATTTACTATGGCAATGATAAGAGACAAATGACAAGAAAGCAAAAAGAAACATACGAAAAAATAGTTATAGCATTAAAAGCAACAAAATCAAAAAAGGAGGGGAAAAGCTATGCCAATAAAAGGAGTAAGTGAGAGAAGGAGACTGCCGAGATTGGGCAAAATACATCTCGGCATCAAGGCATTGTCGCAGAAGTCGGGGGTAACTTACCCGAAAGCTGTTGACTATTTTGTAGTAGCAGAGGACGGAAACACCCCTGCGAATATGGTAGAAGCGTTTAAAAAAGTTTTTGGGGAGCAACCAAAAGCTTTGAACGTGATGTTTCCAACAGAGGACGAAGCACAGTTCTTTCAGCAATGGTATAAAAGATATGGTCAGACCAAAGGACTTCTTTGCAAGGGAGACGGAGATACTGCAATGGAAGTTCAGCAGGGCGGGGAAATGGTTGAGAAAAAATGCCCGTGTGTTCATTTGCACGGCGACCCTGAAAAGAATGTAAAGAAAACCTGCCGTATGGTTGCCAATCTCCAGTTCTTATTGCCAGAAGTAAAAGGTGTAGGTGTCTGGCAAATAGACACGTCAAGCTACAACTCCATAGTGAATATCAACTCGTCAATCTCAATGGTTAAAGCTCTCTGCGGAAAAGTATCAGGCGTTCCTTTAAGCCTTGTCATTCAACCGCAGGAAGCACAAGTCGCAGGAGCAAAAAAAATCATATATGTTCTTAATTTGAAGCTGAATGAAAGTATGATTTCTTTGCTGGAGAGACAAAAAAAACAACAGCCAGGAGACGTAGGATTGCTTCCTAAAGCTGATGAGAGACCAGAGGACTTGTTCCCTAACGGCGAGGAAGAAGCCGAGCAAACCGAAACAGAGCACCTTCCCGCAGACGCAGAACAAGAACCAGAAATACCTGCTTCAGCACCAAGAACGCCACCGCCAGCACAAACGGCACAGAATAAAACGCCACCGCCAGCACAGAAACCAGCTTCCCAACAGACAGAAATATCTTTGGACGACCTTGATAAACCACAGGAACAGTTGCCACCGAAACCCACAATACCTATTTGTCCAAAGTGCAAACAACCTATGATTAAGAAAGATGGGGTAATAAATAAAACAAATCCAAAAACTGGAAAGCCTTACGGCTTTGTAAAGGGGTGGGGTTGCGTAACTTGCAAAACCTATCAACTTACAGAATAAGGGGGGATTAAAATGGCACGAAGGAGAATGATAGACCCCGAGTTTTGGCTTGACGAGGGCATCGCTAAACTATCTCCTTACGCCAGACTGCTTTATATCGGTAGTTGGTGTATAGCTGATGACCACGCTCACACCTTCCCCTATAGACCAGAATGGATTAAGGCACAGCTATTTCCCTACGAAACGGTAAATGTTGTGGCTTTGATTAAAGAGCTCTCTGATGCGAAAAAGTATATTGTGTTTATAAGCGAAAGTGACAATAGGAATTACATCTATGTCAAAAACTTTCACAAACACCAACGCATAGAGAAGCCATCAAAGCAGAAATACCCCAACTATACTGATAAGAGTAGGGTAATAGTCGGAGAGGAGTTGGCGAGTGGTAAGCTACCAGTCGGGGAGCAGTCGGGGAGGAGTAGTGGAGACACAGATATACCTCTGATAAATATTGATTTAGGTAAGGAAAACTCTACACAATCGGGGAGTAGTGGGGGAGTAGTAGGAGACCAGTCGGAGAGCACTCCAGCTAAAGTTAAGTTAAGTAAAGTTAAGTTAAGTAAAGAGAAGGTAAGTAAAGGCAACGATACCGTCATTACCACAGATGATATTAAACCTACAATAACAGAAGAAAGAAGGCAACCACTTATTAGAGAGCTCACTTTATTGCAGGGAGTAAGTAACTATCCTTATGACGAGGAAATAGATGTCCCAATGCTTGAAGGTCTAAAAGCAGACCACCCAACCTTAAACCTATTTAAACAGCTTGATAAATGGAAATATTACTTAATGGGTAGTCCGCTTAAGATAGATAATAAAGGGCATTTGGTAAGTCACCCGAGAGCACAGATTAAGAATTGGTTTCAGAAGGGCGAGGAGTTTAAAGAGGAAGCAGATGAAAAGAGAAATAATATTGTGAAGGAAGGGGAAATAAGGGTAGTTGATGGAAAGGAGCAGGTATTGGTTGACGGTCAATGGCGGACAGTAACTTAATGTCTATCTGGATAGACTTAAGGGGGAGATATGCTGAAAGATATAATTTGTTTTTTACTCGGGCATAAATTGTGGACGAATATTTATTCTGGAAAAACTGCTGTTATTACCAGTAGGTTGACTGGTCAAGACATAAAAGTTCCTATTATGACGGCAAGGAAAAATGAGGTATGTCCGAGATGTGGTAAGGCTATTAAGTGGGAGGGGAAATGAAGGAAACCGAAAAAAAAGAAACCTTTAGGAGACAGACTTATAGGGAGCTGGCACAGGCAGATAAATTCTTTAACGAGTGTTGTCAGGCAGGCAAGGTAGAGCCGACACGCAGACAGTATTCAAAATTCAAACTTAAGAAAGGGAAGGCTTACAAGGCTTCTCTTGGGCTTAAGCAGAAGCAAGAACAAGAGGCGATAAAAAATGATAAGCCAAAATGAACTATGCGTAATATCAGAGACCATAAGAAAGTTCAATACAAAACTTATGGAAAAGTATCCAGAGCTGGAAGTTTTTACGGTAGTTTTTGGTAAAAAGAGTGACAAGGCGAGAAAGATGGCTATTGGTAATTTGATAACCCGCAGAGAGTTGAGCAAGAGATTGTTAAAGGGGAGCTAATATGATAATACCAAAGAAAGAGGAAGCATTGTTGATTGTGATACATTGTCCGATTTGTGACAAGTATTATGCAGTAAACACAAGAAATCAGGGTAGGGAGTGCTTGGTGGCTCACGCTCCTGGTTCGTGTTGCCACTTTACTGACACGGAAATCACGAAAGAGAAGTGTGACAAAATGTTGAAGGTGTTGGAGGAATAGATGAGCGATATACCACCAAAGGGGAAGTGGATAGAGTTTGAATTTATTGAGTGGAAGTCTAAAACTAAAGTTTATCAGGTAGTAACAAAAGCAGATGTTTATACTGGCAACAGAGAAAGATTGGGTGTGATTAAATGGTTTTCAAAGTTTAGAAAATATTCTTTTTTCCCTGAAGCAGGCACTATATTTGAGAAAACCTGCCTTACTGATATTTGTAATTTTTTAGATTGGTTAATGGAGGAAAGAAAAATTCTCAAGGCAAAGGAGAAGCAATGAGATATATGACCTGTAGGAATAAGAAGTGTGGAAAGAAAACATATTTTCATAAGGGACGACCGAGCCCAAAGTATTGCAGATATTGCAGAAAGAACTTTAAAACTGGATTAAGAAAGCAGAAACCGAAAGAGGATAAGAAATGAAATACAAACTTTTGGTCAGTTATGATTGCGGAATAAGATACGATGTAAAAGCCGAAGCTGATACAGTTGAGGAACTTGTTAAGAAAGCCGTAGAGTTGAAACTGGACGAACAATATTTGAGATGGGTCATTGAGGACGAGAATGAGAAAATCCAAGAAGTAGGTGCAATACACAAAGGTATAATAGATGCCTTAAGGAAACTCAATGAATAAAGATATTATGAAAAAAGCTGGTTTTGAGAAAGAGGTTAAGGCGATTGAGCAAGGGTTTTGCCCTTTTTGCAGGGAGAAGGTTGATGTAGATAAATTCAGAGACGAAACCAGCAAAAAAGAATTTAAAATTTCTGGATTATGCCAGAAGTGTCAAGACGAAACTTTTGGAAAGGTGTAAATTGAAACGCAAAAGGAAACAAAAAAATAACGAGGATATTGGGATAGTCGCAAAGATACTAATGGCTATAATGTATTTAACAATGGGGTGTCTTGTTGCGTTGGGGGTAAATTTGATTATGGCACTTTGGAGAAGCGGGATACTCGGTCAGATTTGGGAATTGTTTAAAGCGTTTATGATAGGGGCATTACAACCATAAGGAGACGAATATGATATTCCAAGCAATAAAACAAAAAGTAAATTTGCTGACTTATTTAAAGAAGTATATGGAGTTTGATAACACAGGTCACGCTCTTTGTCCTTTTCACGGAGACGTTAAGACCAGAAGTTTTTATGTTAAGGACGAGCAAGATGATAAGTGGTATTGTTTTGGGTGTGGTGCAGGCGGGGATATTTTTGATTTCGTAGAGCGTTATCATAACTACAGCAAAACAGATGCAATGAAGTCTTTGGCACAGGAATTTGGTGTGAAGCTGTCCGAGGAAGATAGCAAGACAGCAAAGGCAGTTCAGGAGTTACAGGAAAAGAATAAGAGGATTGTAGAGAACGCAAAGAGCCAGCTTAATGAAAGGGCGATGACTTATTTAAAAGAGCGTGGCATAGAGCAACGCACAATAGAGTTCTTTGAAATAGGGTATTTTGGAAATAACATAGATGCTATTTATATACCCATTAAAGAAAAGTTCGGTAAGACTGTCGGAGGAAGTTTGAGATTTTTAGCACCAGACGCAGACCCGAAGTATAAGAACGCAAGTTCAGACAAATACGATTTCTTTAAGAAGCGGGAAATACTTTATGGACTTCCAGCGATTAGGAATAAAATAAAAGACAGATTGTATATTGTTGAGGGATATTTTGACGTAATGTCAGCGTGGCAAGCGGGATTTGAAACTACTGTCGGGATACTTGGGAGTATATTTACAAAAGACCAAGTAACTATTTTAAGCGAAACGATAAGTAATGAAATAAGCATAGTGTTGGTTCCAGATAATCCCAAAATAGATAAAGCGGGCAGAGAAAACTTAATGCGGAACTATCAGCTTTTAAGAATGTTCTTACCGAATAATCCAATACATATTGCTTTGTTCCCTGATTTAGCTGGCGATGTTGCGTGTAAGGACTTTAACGATTACATAAACAATGGTTCAGATTTTAATTTTATGACCAAAACAAAGCACGTAGAAACGTATTTGGTTCGTCAGATAGCCGAAGCAGAAACAGATAAACAGAAACAGTTTTTGCAGATTAAGAAATTCTTGGAAACAATACACAGTCCGATTATCAAAGCGGAAGTGATGGACGAGTTGGCTGATATTTGGGGTAAGCCAACCGAAGTAATTGAGAATTATTTTAAGACCAATATAGACGATGTTAATACTGTTGGCATCTATGGTATCTTGGATTTGTCTGACAAGTATGAAATATTTATTAAGAATTCGTCTAAAATTAGGATACATTTTAGTTACAGGGGATTAGATAAAGACATACGGGGACTTAACCCTGGAGAACTGATGTTTGTGATGGCGAGGTCAGGAGTAGGAAAGACGGCTTTTGTTCTTAATCTTCTTAAGAATATTACGAAACATCAGGACGTTAATGCTTTGTTGTTTTCATTGGAACAGCAAGGAGAACAGATATTTGAGCGTTCTCTTTCAATCTCAAGCGGTTTGGAAGCGTATGAGATTGAGCAAATGTTCTTGAATGGGTCAGAAGGTTTGCCTGCAATATTAAGGACTTTACAGAGCGATTTTGGAAAGATTTATACGATAGATAAAGACAGCTTAACGATAGAGCAGATTGAGAAACTGATTATCCAAACAAATATGGTTAAACAGCCAGTTCAGGTTGTTGCGATTGATTATATGGGGTATATCAAGCACAAGTATCTTGGAGACCCGTATGTCAGCACCAGCATCATCGCAAAGGAGCTTAAAGCCCTCGCAAAGCGATTAAGAGTGGCTTTGATAGTCTTGCTCCAGTTGAACAGAGAAGGAGGCACAGGTGGCACGCCTGTAACGATTAGAATGGCACGTGATAGTGGGGTAGTAGAGGAAAGCGGGGATATAGTGCTTGGGCTTTGGAGAAATGATTTGGTGGAAGGATTGGACGAAGCGAAGAAGCTTATACTTGACAAGGTGTGTCAGATGTATGTCGGGATACTTAAGAATAGAGCAGGAGCAGGCGGGGCGATATTTAAGCTTAATTTTGAGAAACCGATATTAAGAATAACGGATTATTAGGAGTGAAAATGAAAAAATACTTCAATGGGATTGTAAAGAGAGTGCTGTTGTGGGCTTTCAGGGATAGGGTAAGGATTTATGGTTGCTCTAAAATAGTGAACGCAATTCAACTTGAACATTACGACACCGTAAAAAAAGACATAATAAAAGAGGTTGTTGAGAGAATGGCACAGGACGGTCTCGTTGAGTTGCGGTCGCAGAAGATTACGAGTTTTTTACACTCCTGCGAATATAAAGTTGAGTGCAGGGTTGTTATCATAAAATAGGGGGAATATGGTTGGAAATGTTGTATTAAAAGAAGGCGTATTTAAAATAGACGAACTCAAGAAGGGAGAAATACAAAAATGGGGAGATTGGTATTATTTGGCTTGTCCGAGGTGCGGTATGGCTTTACGATTGGAACATACTGTCACAATAAACGATAAAAAAGAGGTCACGATAAGCCCGAGCATTGGACACCCAAAGACTGTTAATGGATTTGAGAATGGTTGTGGGTTGCATATTTTTGTTCGTGATGGAAAAATTGAATATTTATCAGATATGAAATAGGAGGCGTAGATGGGTAAAGAGCTGGACAAGACGGAGAAACAAAAGCGGGCGGAGGAAATGCACGAACTCCATAATCATATTTTGGAGTTGAAGCGTGTTGTTGTTATAAGCTTTATTGAGTTTGGGAAAACCTTTGTGAAAATATTTGATGGCAAGCTGTATGAAAGTATGGCAGACACCTTTGAGGAATATTTGGGTATGCCCGAGATTGGTTTTGATAGAAGCACGGTTTATGCGTTAATGAAAATTTACAGAATGTATATCCAGACCTACAAGGTTCCGCAGGCAGAGCTGGCGGATATTCATTGGACGAAGTTGAATATGATTGCTCCTGTTGTGACGGACAAGAACTATAAAGAAATGTTGGACAAGGCGAGGGATTTAAGCAGGAGTGATTTAAGGAAAGAAGTTGACCAGATGAAGTCTAACCCAAACTATACTGGAACATTGTTCAACGACGAAGACTTGGTTCTTGATGGGCTCAAGATGGGTTGCCCGATACACAGGGGAAATATTTGTCCGTTCTTTAAAAAGTATAAGCACGATATATTAAAAGAGCAAGCTGTAAAAGTGGCAAAAGAAAAGGAGGTAAAAAGTGGACGCAAAAATAGAAATTAGCCAGGAGAACCTGGAAGGGATAATCAAGAAGCATTTAAACGACAATGTTCTTAAGAATATTAAGATTATTAAGAAAGTTCGTTTTGTTTGCAATCACAAACTTCATTCTTTGAAGGCTGTTGTTGATGTTGAAACGGGGGAGAAGCGGGCGTAGCTGAACTTTGCGTCTTGTCTTTTCGGAAAAAGCTGATGGCGGTTCGGTTAAAAGTCCCGCCTCCTCTTTAAAAAGGAGAGCAGATGAATTTAATAACGATAAACGTAACGGTTAGTAGCGGTAAAGAAAACATATATATCAATGTTCACGTATATTTTTTAGGGTGGCTTATTAAAAAGAAAGAGGAAAAATATCCTATAATGTGGGTGGTTAAGTAAATGGGCGATGTATTGAAGTTGTCAATGCCTTTACCAGAGAGCGTTAATCATTGCTACAAGAACGCTACACGTTATAGTGCTTACGGTAGGAGTTATACAGGGAGAGTGCTAACAGAGGAAGCAAAAGACTGGAAAGAGGGTATGGGGATTTATGCCTTTAGCGAAATGCAGAAGCAGGACTTTATGATGATACCTAAAGGCACGAAGTTTGTAATGAATATTATAGTCTATTGGGAGAATGGCAGGCACGGAGATTGTTCTAACTTACTTAAGCTTACAGAGGATAGTATGAAGAAGTGGGTATTTCACGACGACAAGGATTGCTTGCCGAGATTTATAGACTTTAGCATTGATAAGAAAAATCCGAGATTGGAAATAGAAATATTTGCATTAAAGGAGGCGTAGAATGTTCAGCGTAGAGGAGAAAAAACTTATAGCAAAAAAGATTGAGGAATTGCTTTTGGAGTTGAAGCACCCCGAGATGCCGACAGAGAAACCGTATTTTAAAATTCATATTGACGGTAAAGAAGGCTGGTCTTGGGCAGACATAGAACCGAATTGGGTCTTTGAGGAAGGCAAGGAAATGGGTGTTAATGACTTCAATGAAAACTCAAGAGAGATACACGAAATAAAGGAACTTGTTGTAGAAATATCAAATGGCAATCCTGGTGCGATAGGCGTGATGATGATGTTTAGGGGTAATCCAAAGTGGAAGGATATGTTGATGTGGCTTAAGAAAAACAAAATCGTGGGTGCTGATTTGTGGGTATTGTATAAAGATAAATTTGAGAAAAAGGAAAAGGATTTAGAGGGATACATTTTGTCGGAAATGGCAAAGGAAAACTAATGAAATTTTTATTTGGTGGGAAAGTAATGTGTTGGTGGGATTTAAAATTTCCTTTTTTACACGTTAGAATAGGGAGGAGAATAAAATGAAATGGTATTATTATTTACATACTAACGGAGATTTAATCGGTAAAAATCCAGTTGTTGTGGATAGTGATGATGAATATTTTAGTAGTCCTTTTGTAAAAAAGGTTTGGTTAATAGAGACAGATGATAGAGCAGACGCCTGGACTTTGGTTTTAGAGGCGTTAATGTTGGGAGCAGATTTAAACAAGATAAAAGAATTAGTAAAAAAATGGGGATTGACCTACGAGGACAGCAAGCAATATATAGTTCATACAAAACCTACTGAAGAATTGAAAAAGGGGTTAAGATTGTTTGCGGAAAAAGTATTGGATATGAAGCCAGAGGATTATTTTGATAAAATAGCAAAGGAGGAGAAATGAATTACATAACGCTTCACGAAGTTTTGATACAGCAAGAGGATTATGATTGGATAAAGAAACAAAAAACAAAAAGAGATATAATAACAGATGCGGAATTTATCAAGCAGATTGTAATGATTATGGTTCATAATGGAGTGGTTGAAGGGAAAAAAGATGCAGATATGGACGCAATACAGGATAAACCGAAAGAGCTAAAACTAACTGATGTAAGTCCAGAGGAAATTAAGAGTATGAAAATTCAAGAAGGGGGTGAGTAAGGAGATGCCCGAAGAAAAGGCGATTTGCGTTAAGAAAGGTATTAAGACGAATAAAAAGAGATGTAAGGATTGTCCAGATAGAGACGAGAAATGCGAAATAAAAAAAGTTCAAAAAGGGGGTAAGGACAATGTTCAATAAAATATTTAAGAAGAAGGAGGACAATATGGCAGAGAAAGATGTTCCGTTAAAAAAGTTTGAGGATATGACGATTGAGGAAAAGAAGGTATTTTTAGACGCAGAGAAGGCAAAACTTGATGCACAAATACCCACGCCAAGAATATCTTTTTGGCAACAGGAAGGCAACATAAAGTTTGAGAGCAATATTAACCAATACGCTTCGGTCGGTATGGTAGTCGTCGGTTTGGTTGGCTTGATAAGGGTCGTTGGTGGTTGGGATAAGCAACAAAAAGATGATTTGAAAAAGAAAAAATAAAATCATTATAGACGGGAGGATTAAATGCAAGATAAAGAAATTGATGACGTAAGAAAAACGGGGAAGTATCGCACCGACAGCATTTACGAAGGGGCTTATTTTATGGCTCGGGAGTGCAGACTTTTAGGCAAGGAAGTTGTCGGCGGTCGTAAGATTATATTTATTTTTGAAGGAGAAAATCTTGGGGATTTGCTTTCAGAATGGAAGGGCGGGAAGCCGATAGTCAACGCTATTAAATACTCAACATATATTCAGCAGTTGAAGGGAGACATAGCGAAGTTCCTTAAGGAACAGGACGGCAAAAAGGAGATTTGATGTTTGATATAAGAGCCGTCATTAAAGCCGTCCAGACTTTAATAAGAGTTAAGGTTTTGGTTAGCTTGGTTTTGGTTGGTATTATCTTGGCTCTTTGCGTTGTTATTGTTCTTGAATGGGGACAGCTTAATAAAATACGTAAAGACCTTTCAGATTTAATTAAGAAGTATGGTAATTCCATTACTGTTATTGATGATACGGAAGCAAAGCTTTCAAAAGTTCAAGATGATAAAATAAAATTGCAATCAGATATAATTGATATGATAAAAAAACAAGAGGAAGATAAAAAGATAGAAAAGAAAAAAAACTATTGTTTTGGTTTAAGAGACCGCTTGATTGGTTTGTATGGGGCTTGGGGTATGCACCGCAAAGAGAAAGACCTTGAAACAGCAGTTGACGTTGCTTTTAGTGCTTCAATGAAACTATGGGAAAAGGGAGAAATAAAATATTATGCTAAAAGTCCGAGACAAACAGCATTGCGTTTGTTGGGAGAAGGTAAATCAGAAAGCGATTATACATTTCAACTTATTTGCCAGAATTATCTTAAGGATAAATACGGAAATTACATAATGGAGGACGAGAATAGAAAAATAGAGAAGGTAAAAACTGGAAGCGATTATTATGATTGGTATGTCGTTGAGGGTGGAAAGAAAACAATATCATACGAATATGTTGTTAAGTCAGGGAAAAGGGCTATTAGGAATAAGGACGGAACTTGGACATTGTATTACAGAGAAAAAGGAGACGAAAAGGAAAGGGTTGTAGTAATATCTTTTGAGGAACTAAAGAAACATCTTATTAAGACTACAAAAGATTATGGCTGGCTACAAGTAAATGATTGTAATGTTAATTGGACGCTCGCCAGACTTACACAGCTTGGTTTGTGGAGCGACAAATGGAACAGGTGGTTGTTAGACCCTGAAATTTGTGCAATGATGAGATTATTGGTTGACGAAAAAAGAGTTATTGACAAAATGGATAAAAAGGACGATGGACGTTGGGATAAGAATGTTGTTTTTATGCTTGAAAGAGTAAGTGGGTGGGAGGGAATTTATGCTGAATAAAAAATGGTTTATGGGGAGCAAGGAAAGAAAAAAGAAAGATGAAAAAGCAAAGCCAGATGAAACAGTAGTTGTGTTTAATAATATGAGGATAGAGAAAAGAGATTTTATAATGCTTAATGGTGTGCTTTTGAGAGAAGGATACGACTATCGGATTTATAAGGGGATTAAATGAAAAGAGCTTATTTTGCACATAGCAAGCTTTCGTATGGAAGTCAGACCGAAAAGGAAGCCCGTAAATATCTTGAAGGGAAGTTTAAGGTAATATGCCCGAACAGAGATTTGGGTGAGCTTGGTTCAATACAACCTTATTTGGAAAAAATAGATACGTGTTCTGTTGTTGTTGCAATGGAACACAAGAAACACATTGGCAAGGGTGTTTATGATGAGTTGCACCACGCCATTGCGGAGAGAAAAGAAACTTACGTATTAAGAAAATTTAATGATAGCTTTGTTTTAAGGGTAATTAAAGTTTTAAATATTGTTGACCCTGATGACTGGAAGTTGAATTACGGAACATTGGAGACCGTAGAGGAGGCGAGTTGTGGACGTAAATAAACTGAAAGAGATACAGGAATTATTTGAAGGGAAGAAAACATTAAAAGATATAAGAGAGAAAGCCAAACAGCTTTACACGCAGTTGGATAAGAAACACGAGACAGGTGTGATTGATTTGGCAATGATAGCTATTGTTGTAGAGGAATTGCTTTTAATGGTTGATGATTTGGCAGAGCATATAGATTATTTAATGAAGGTAGGATTACCTAAAAATGTTTCAAGAGTTCTTAATATTCCTAATAAAAATAAGAAAGGAGGGCAAGATGGTGGGAAAAAATGATGAAAAAGAGAAGGGACTTCCTCCGCCAGAAGATACGGGTGGATTTAACATTGTAGATATTCGTATTCCGATTGGCAAGAAGGTATGCCCAGCTATGATGCAGTTCACCATTAAGGCGGGGGGATTTAATACTCCGCAGATGGTTGTGTTTGCCGTAAATTGTCTTGGGATACAATGTGGCAGATACAATGAGTGCAATAATATTCAAGGGAAAGTTGATGGCTAAAAAGGGAGTTAATTTATCAGATAAAGCAAAGACGCTTATTCCTTCTGTTTTGGAGAAGGAGTATAAAGCTGGATTGTCAGACGCTTTAATTGCGGAGAAATATAGTTGTTCTGAAGCTTATGTTCAGCAAAAGCGGAAGGATAACAATATTAAAACTATCTTAAAAGGTGTTGGCAGACAAGCGGAAAAAATAGCTATTAGGTATTTGAAAGATAAATACCCAAACGAAAAAATAGTTGACTTAAACAAGATAGACCCTCACTCAACCTGCGACGTATTATTAGGAAAATTAAGAATAGAAGTCAAGGGAAGTAAGGTAATGATGAAAAAAGGAGGGAAGTATGCCCAAAGAGATTATCCTTTCTTTTGTTTTGCTCTTGCAGATGACGGCACAAAGAGTTTGAATAGTCTTGTTGGATACAAAAGAAGATTAGGAAACACGACGACAGTCAGGAGAGATTACCCAAAGATATGCGATTTTCTTATTTGTGTGGCAATAGATGAGAATAATGAAATAGAGTTCTTTTATGTTATTCCGTCTAAACGTATTCCAGAAGTTAATGCTATTAGCATTTATAGAAACAATCATTCCAAGTATGACTGTTGGTATAATCCAGATTTAGATTTACGTTTGGTTGGTGAAAGAAGGAGAGAACCGATACCTACTGTAAAGATTACGGTGTGTAAAAAGTGTGGTCAGACAATAGATTATAACACAATGAGACCAAGATACTGTTTTTATTGCAGGAGGGAAAGATTGAAGGCGACGCAGAAGCATTGGTATTTGAAGCACAGGAAGCTTATTCTTAATAATTGTAAGAAAATTAGGAGAGGATAATGCCTATTTACACGTATAAATGCAAAAAGTGTGGGAAGATTACGGACGAGTTCTTCCACTCAAGTTCGGATAGCAAGTCCAAGATGAAGTGCAAATGCGGTGGCACAAAAGAAAAAGGATACTATGGCACAAGTGTTGTTAGAATGGCAATTCAAACGGGTTTTATGTCTCACGGTGTTTTGTTAAAGAAAGACAAAGAGATGAAAAACAATGTCAGAAGTAAATATTTTGGTGATACTACTGATGATAAAACGTTTGTAGAATAAGGGGGCTTTTATGGATTTAAAAGAAGCGATAGACGACGCAGTTGGACAAGTTCATTATCATTCGGATAAAGAAATGGCAATGCAAAAAACTTTTATTCTTAATACTCTTGATGATGTTGCAAGCCGTAAAGTTGATATTCATAAAGCTACGATAGCAATTCATAATGTTGTGTTGGAAACAATAGACAGGATTGTTGAAGCTTTAAAGAGTTCAGCTCCTAATATTCCTAATAATTCGGTAGTCAAAAAGGGAAATTCTGATGGAACGCCACAAGACGTTGGTGGGTCATTGGTCGTAGAAAATTTAGATGATTTTAATGTAGTGTGATTAAGAATTATTAAGAAATTTAAGAAAAAAAGGGGGAAATATGCCAAGAACAAATAAAAAAGTAATACCGCAGGTGAAAAAAAATGTGCAGAACCCTGTGATAGAAAAACCTGATGAAGTGTTAAGTCCATTTGCGGAAGTGATTGATGTTGAGTGCTCCCAGTTAATCAAGGAAAGGCAGGGGAAAGATAATCCCTATTTGATGAAGTTTGATAAAGATAAAAACCTACTTTTAACTAATGCCTTTTGGAACATTGTTGCTAATTCCTGTCTCAATGCTCTTAAGAACAATGCAGTTCATTTGCTCTCCTTGAAAAAAGATGGAACAGTTGTTGGCGAAAAGGTAGAAACGAAAAAGGGATTTTTTAAGAAGTTGTTTCATCTGGGCGGAGAAGGTGATGAGAGGAAGACTGGGTAAAAATTAGGGCAGAATTCCTACGAATTCCTAAAAAATTTTAAGAATTATTAAGAATAAAATTAAGAAAGGAGGCAAAATGGAGAACGAAGATGCTGGAAAATCTTCTGGTGATGGCGGAGGCAAGATAGTGGAAATTCCTAAAGCAAGAAACAATTTTTTTACTGTGTTCTTAAAGGATTATCAAATTACTACTCTTTATCTGGTTGAATATTGCAAGACGTTGAATATTCTTGAGGAGTATTCTAATAAATTGCCACCCAAGAAATTTAATCCTATACTTCGGGAGCACTTTAAAATGTCAAAGGATTTATTTAAAAAAATAGTTGACAATATGATATTGCAAAAAGACGCAATAGAAAAGTTGAGGTTAGAGTGGGAGAAATATTTGGAGACAAAGAAAGATACAAAATAAAAGACGGAGTTGCTATTTATAATCCTACTTTTATTCTTAAAAGCAAAAGAGATGATGATACTGTCGGATTACTTTTAGATGATTTAGCCCTTTTTATAAGAGAGAATATTAACTTTATTGAGTTGGTTCTGGACGGTAAAAAATTATGCCTTGATGTATGGGCAATTCGTAAAGGCGAAACAAATGGTATGTGCCATAAGATAAAAAACCACGATAGAAAATCAAAAATTAAATCAAATGAATATTTTTTTATTAAGTGGTTAGAGCCATTGGACGATTTTAATGTCGTTGATTAACGTTTCATAATGCCCCCTGTAAATCAATAATTTTAATGTCGCTTGCTTGTTCGGGATTTTCCCCCGCTTCCACCACCGCAATTTTAGGCGTAGCGTCTTTGTAATATTCTGCCCAAATGTCGTTAGTCATAAGAGTTAAACATTTCCCACCAATAGAGACGGTAGGATTTTTAGGGTCGTGCCCTCGTATTAGAATTTTCTTATTTATGCTTGCCAAAGCTTCATCAATGTATTTCTTTGATAGGCAAGGTCTTAAACCGTTCGTATTATCAATGCCACTTTGGACAAAGCCGTAATGGTCAAGGTCTCCCCAAACAATAATCTGAAGTAATGGGTCAAAGCCAATATTAACACCTATATCGTTAAAATTCTTAATATTATTAAGAATAGGGATAGCTCCGTGCGTTGCAACAATGTTTCCAAGTTCAACCGCTAACGGCAAGCTTTTAAATAGTTCCTTGTATTTATTGCAACGTTCATCAAACCAAAAATCCCCGCAGTCGCCAAGTTCGTGATTACCAAGTAGCATTATTATTCTGTCGGGGAATATCTGTTTACCTTGAAGCAACGTAGCAACAACGTCATTTGAATATTCTCCCCTGTCAATGTAGTCGCCCAAAAAGACAAAGCGGGTATCTCCTACGTTATAACGATTAAAAACCTTGTTTAACGTTATCAGGTCTCCGTGTATGTCTCCAACAAAAACAGTTCTTATGTCGTTCTTAAGCGTTATAAGTTTATCCATACCAATCATCTCCTTTTTTTAGGGTCAAACGGCTCGGGCTTCCACTCGGTATTTCCATAAAGCTTCTTGTCTCTTTCCGCTCGCTCCTTTCTTTCCTGCTCTTTCCATTTTCGCATTTGATTTTCTTGTGCCGTAGTGTTAAATAGCAAGCCCTCGTATTTGTCATAGCCAATACTTAAGGTAAAATCAAATATCGTTAAGGCAATGCCAACACCCCGATAGCTTATGTAAAAGAAAATAATTGAAAAGAGAGTAAAACTATATCCATCAATTTTTTTCATTGCACCCACCCCCTTTTTGTTTCTTATTTTCTTTCTTTGTTTTAATAACTTTCAATCCTTTACACCTTTCTTTCGTTATCTCGGCGTCAATCGCAAGCAACGTCTGCTGTCCGCTTGTGTCGGCATCAGAAAATTCGCTTTTCCTCTTAAATCTTTTTGCCCACTCGGTCGCATAACTGCATTTACAATGCTGTTCCTCTTGGTCTGCCCACCTTGTTTTCATAAACTTAAGGTATCGCAAGGTAGTCAGTTCGTCAAGCCCAACCTTTTTAGCAATGGCTTCATACGTATATACTGCGTCTGTATGCTCCATTTTAACCACCCCCTTATTCCATTACAATTTTTACTTCTATTACTCTTTTCCCGCCGTCTTTTCCAAAATCTTTTATCCTCGCATAAACAGGATAAACACCGTCGCCCCAACCGCTACTAAAGGCAACGGCAATCTCTGCTCCAATCTTATTCTTAATCTGCCCGCCCATTTCTTTGCCTATCGTTAGCCCGCAAATACCGCTGTAAGAAAATTCCCCTGCCATACCGTCTCGGTCTTTTTTCCCTGTGTAGCTGTCATTTCTAAAATCTTTTACATAGCAAGGGTCAACAATCATTAGTTGCCCGCTGTCAACACCGCACTCCCCAATTTTTACCCACTTTTCATTTTTCATTTTATTGCCCCCCTTTTAAGATTTTTCTTAAGAATATTAGTAATGCTATCCTCAAGATTGTAATACTCCTCGCCGTATATTCTGGCTTCGTCTTTCCCGCCTTCACGGTCTCGGCTCGGTATCGTAATATTCTTTTCGTCAAGCAAGTTCTCAAATTCGTCAATTATGTCAATAGCAAGCTGTTTCGTTTCATCAATCCCGCCAATCATTGAGTTCTTTATTTTCATATTACCCGTCGCAATTATTTTCTTATTGCTGTTCGCTATTTTAATCATTTTAACCACCCCCTTTTAAATTTTAAATACGTCATTACACTCTGTTTCTTTTATTGTCGTGTAAAAATCTTTATGGTCAACAAAATTAGCTTTGCCGTTCATATACTCTTTTGCTTTTGTTTCCGCTTCATCTTTGTTTTTTGCTTCAAGTTCAACCGTTGCATAAACGGTAAAAGCAACCCTGTAATTCTTTTTCTTTTTGCCATAAGCTATTGCCATAACCATTTTAACCACCCCCTTTTTATTGTTTTCTTACTTTCCTTTTTGTATCAAGGTCAATATCAACCTTAAATTCCTCTATTAAGTCGGCAACAAGTTCAAATGCTCGCTCCATACCGCTTATGTAAACGTCTGCCCTGCTTCCCGTGTCCTTTATTTTTTGCTTATCATTTTTATCAAGCTCGTATAGGTCAATTTCCCGTGAAAATTCCTTAATTTTTTCTTTTAAGGTCATTTTTACCACCCCCTTTTTGTTCTTTTATTTCATATCCTTTACATCTTGCACAATTTTCTTTAGTTCCGCAAGTATCATAATATTTACATTTTGTTTTGCCACCTGTATAATTTTTCACAATACCCCCTTTTATTTTTTGCCCGTTATGCTTCCGTCGTCAACGGCATTTTGAAAAATCTCGCTCACGTGTTCGCTTATGTCGTCCATTTCCCCCGTGTCGTCCTCTGCATAGTTCACAAAGTCAGCCATTTGTTCGTCGGTCAAGGTTTCGCCCGTCAAGTCCTCAACGTGTCCTTTATTAAACCAGTTCGCAACCCACACCTTTTTTGTTCGGGCAATTTCTCCTATCAAATCAGCAAGCACCTCGCCGTCAAGCTTCGCAAGTTCAGCTCCAAGCTTGTCGTCGCTTCCGTCCAATATTAGCGTCTTAAGATTGACTAACACGTCCTTTTGCTCTTTTTCCTTTTCGTAAAGCTTTTTTAATTCGTTAAGCTCCTTTAAAACTTCTTTTGCTTTTTTCCTTTCCTGTTTCCTTGTCATTTAAACCACCCCCTTTTAATTTTATTTGTCTAACCTTATATATCTTATGTTATGGCTTGCGGGCTTATTATAAAGTATCTCGTCTTTGTAAGTATCCATAACATACTTAACAAGTTTTTTAAGCTCCGTTTCATTGCTAATTCCGTTTTCTACTAACGGCTTCGGCATATCATCAAGCATTAAGTCAAACGTCTGTATTCCTAAAATTCTTAATAATTCTCTCGCCGTTCGGTATCCCGCCCCGCCTTCTCCCCCTTCATCACTTCGGAAGCCGTCTCCAGTCCAAGTCAAGTCATTGGTCGTTTTATCTACAATCAAAAATCCGCAAACAATATCCGCTGTCGGCACGCAGAATATTGCAATTTCGTGTTCAATTCTTTTGCAAATCTCATCACGAAAAAGCTTTAAGCTCTTTTGTGTTATTCCAAACGTTTCAAGGTCAAAGTATAAAGTATTCATTTTTTACCACCCCCTTTTTAATTTCCGCAATTTCCATAAGTGCCGTCGCCGTGAAAGTTCCCGCATATCTTGCACCTTATTCTTTTTTTCTTTTTTATTTTGTATTCTTTATTGTCAAGCTTAAGCAAAGACGTATCATCAGCTTCAATTTTTTTGTATTCGTTAATATAAACTTGAAATTGCCCCGCTTTCGCAATCCCGTAATAATATCCCTTTTTAACTTGTTTTAAAAACTTTGCAAACGGTAAAGCAAGCTCGTCATCACGTCCAAAACCGCTACTGTCAACAAAATAGCAAGCTGTCTGTTTATATCCGTTTTGCTTGTCGCTTTTTATTTTCGGCGTTCCCTTAATTCCAATATCCCCGTCGCAAATCGCTTTATATAACATTTTCTCCACCCCCCGTGATAAATTATTGCCGTCTTTTCGGCTTCCCGCCTAAAAGCTCGGCAGTAAAACCTTTCTTTTTCCAATACTTGATTATTTCAAGGGCAATGTTAAGCTCCCTAATAATCGCAAAAATCACGTTTCTCTTTTCTTTCTTTACAATCACTTTATAAATCATAGTTTTAACAGCTCCACTTTGAATTTTCCTGCTTTTTTAATTTCCTTTTTCTTTTGCTCGGCTTCTTTTCGTCTCTTTTGAAGCTCCATAAATGCAGGATTTTCTTTTGTCGTGTTCGCAACAATAAGAAGCTCTTTTATACAGGTCAAGCAACAGTTCCCGCTAACACCCGTAAAACCGTCGTGTGCGTTAATAACGGGCTCGTGTTTTTGTTCGCTACATCTGCCACATTTCAAACCTTTTACAGTTCTCGGTAGTTCAATCGTAAAGTGCATATTAAACACCCCCTTTAATTAAGCGGTATTTTAAAACCGTTCGCATTTTTGCCTGTTTTTCTTATTGCCTTGCCCCCGCATTGTTTCGTGTTTTTGTATTCGCATTTTTCGCAAGCTTCTTTTCCCCAAAATTGAATATTCCAACACTCGCCCGTCATTTCACTTTGATTGATAACTTTACTTTTTATTGCCATTGTTCTCGCCCCCTTTGTCGTCAAAAAGCTTTCCTTGTCTCTCGTCAATGGGCTCGGGCTTTCTCGCTCGTCTCGTTGACGTTGTAAATCCTGTGCCGTGTATCTTTTTATAACACGTCTCGCCATATCCCGCCTGTATGCTCTCGGGTCTCGTCAATGTTCGTCCACACCGTTGACAAGCTCCCTTTTTCTCGTCGCTCGCTCCTGCGGGCTTGGCTTTCTCGGTTTTCTTGATATTCTTAAAATTATCAAGAAAACTTAACTGTTCGGCTTTCTTTTCTTTTGTTTTCATTGTTTTCCTCCTTCTGTCTTTATCGTCTTAAGCTTCAAGTCGTTCGGGTCTCGTTCAACAATTTCATAGCTTTCGTCAAAACATTTTTGACAAAAAGCATAAGTGCCTGTGATGTAAATAGTGCTTTGCTTTTTGTGCTGACAATTTTCTTGCAGGTCGCAAGCTGTGCCCGCTGTTCTGGTTTTGCCGTTGCATTTGTCCGCTTCGCAAGTGCTCGGCGGGATTTCGTCGTTGCAAAAGTCGCAAACTACTTCGGTTATTTCGTCAATCAAGTCCATTTTTCCGTCAACCATTATTCCAATGCTCCCTGTGCCGTTCGGTCGGTATATTCGCATAAACTCGGCAAAAGTAAGCTTATCCATTTTGTAGCTTTCTTTTTTTCCTTTATACTGTGCTCTTATTTTCATAGCTCCCCCCTTTTAATAATTTATTTACAGTTCTTTTTAATCCCCTTTTCATTATTTCCCTTGTATTGACGCTAAAAGTTATTACTTTTTTACTTTTGTCAAAAGGTCTTATAATTATAATTGTCTCTTGTGATAATGGCGTTGATATTTCAACATTGTGATATTTTTCCCAATCAGAATAAATATTAAACATTTTGCCCCCCTTATTTTAAAGTATTTTTCATATTGTTTCTTATTCTTAAAGTGCTCCTATTACTCATAAATGCCCCCATTACTCAAAAATAGCAGGGTTAATAAATTTATTTATATCTCTGCTGTCGGTAGCTTTGCCGTTTTTAATTAAATAATGCTCTTGTCCTAAAGTTCCCTTGCCTGTCGGGTCTCTGTTTATTTCAATACTCACGGTATAACTGCAATTTTTGCTTTCGGCGTTTATAATAAGTATTTCCTTTCGCCCTGTTATGTCCTTAAGTCCGTTTTTTTCGGCTTCGGCTAACTGCTCGGGCGTCAAGGGGTGCTCTTTGTCGCCACTTAAGGCGTATGCTTCGGATATAAAAATAACTACGGCGGGCTTAACGTCGTTTAAAATGTCGTTGACTATTGCCCGCTGTATTTCTTTTGGGGCGTTAAGCTGAAAAACAGGGATAATCCCCTGCCGTTTTTGCCTGTCAACAAAATAAATTACGGCTTTAACCTCGCCAATGTTATTAAAAAGCTCAATAGCTTTTTGTTTTTGTATCAATGCCAATTCCTTTACTGCTTCAATTTCCGTGCTCCCTGCTTTGCTCATATTTCGCCCCCCTTGAAAAGAATTTACATTTTTAAAACGGTCTTGATAGTTCATACCTTGCCCCCTTTCTTAATATTCTTAATAACGTCTTTTCCTTTTTGTGTTATAATTCGCCCCCTGCCCGTTCTTAAGATATATTCGTTTTGCAATAAATACGGCTCAATAACTCTTTCAACAGTCGTTCTGTCAATGCCCGTGCTCGCTGATAAATTAGTAATGCCTAAAGGTATCCCGTATTTTTCAAGTAGCGTTAAATATTTAATGTCGTTGCTGTCAATTCCGTTTTCGTTGATTTCAAGTATTTCAAAAACTCTTAAAACACGGTCAAGCGTGATGTCGTTGACGTCGCCCGCTGTAAAATCTCTTATACGTTTTAAAAGATTGTTAGCAATTCTCGGCGTAAAGCGTGCCCGCTGTGCTATCGCTGTGCTTATGTCGTCAAATTGCAGGGGCTTAAGCTTTAAGTCAAGCGTCAAAATATTATTTTCAATAATCTTTTTAAGCTCGTCTATCGTGTAAGGGTCAAGCTCAAAAACAATTCCAAAACGGTCTCGCAAGGGCTTTGTTAAAAGTCCTATGTCCGTTGTCGCTCCAATTAAAGTAAAGCGGGGCGTGTCAATTTCAATGTTTGTGCTAAAGCGTCTATTTCCTACGTTGTAAAACGTTTTAAAGCTTTCCATTGCAGGATAAAGAAGCTCTTGCCATTTCGTCGGTATTCTGTGTATTTCGTCAATGAATAAAATATCGCCGTCCTTAAGCGTTGTAAGTTCTCGGGCAATGCTTTCATTGATGTTATTGCCTATCATTGCTTTAATGTCTTTGTGAAGCTCATTAGCAATGATTTTCGCAAGCGTTGTTTTTCCTAATCCTGCGTTGCCTGTAAATAAAATATGGTCTATGGGCTCGGCTCGGCTCTTTGTCGCTTCAATCATTGCATTTAAAACAAGCTTAAGTTTTGGCTTGCCTATAAAGTCGCTCAATTTTTTTGGTCTTAAAATCTCGGCGTTTTCCATTTTAATCAGCTCCCTTTTTTTTGGCTTGCATTTTTGCTTTTAAAAGATTTTGAATATCTTTATCGCCCGCCAATTTAAAAGCAATATCAATTTCGTTATTCGTAAGATTGTTTTTTGTTTTTTCCGCTTTTACTAATAATAAATGGTAAAGCTCAATTTTTAGGTCTGCTATCAGTTTATTAAGCTCTAAAATATCTTTTTTCATTTTTCCGCTCCCTTGCTCGCTTCGGCTTCGGCGGGCTTAATCTGTTTAAATGCTATGCCCTGAAAATTATCGGTAATAAGTAAGGGCTTAATTTCAAGCAAATAATCTTTTAACTCGGGTATGTCTTTAAGCTCTTTGTCGCTTTTAACTGCTAAAAGTAAAGCTTGCCCGTGCTCGTCATAAGATAAAATCGGTTTACTCGGGTCTTTTTTATTTATATGCTTGCAAATATCACAAACGGCTTTGTTAGTTTTCTCGGCGTCTCTTATGGCGTCGGCGTCTAAAATTCCGCTGTGCTTATCGCTCGCCGTTGCAATATGGCGGGGCGTTATGCAATATGGGTGCGGTATCGGTATCGTGTCAATAGCTTCAAATAATTCTGTGCTACTGTAAACAAGCGGGTCGTTATACTTTTTAAGCTTCTCGTCTTTCGCTTCGTTTTTCATTTTATCGCTCCTTTGCCGTTTTCTCGGCTTAAAAACCTTTCTTAAATTCGTTTTAACGGGTTTTCGTCGGTCTCTTGGTGTCTTGGCTCGTCGGCTTTTACGGTTTCGGCGTCCGTGCATTTAAGCAAACCTATTGCAATTAAAATCGCTGTAAGTAATGCTAAAAGTGAAAAGGTCATTTTCTCGCTCCCTTGCGGGCTTTAAATTCCCGCTCTATTAAATAACATTGCTTTAAGTAATAAAAAACACGGCTCGGCTTTTCTCGGGCTTCGTTAAAATACTTTGTCAAAAGTCCGTAAAGCTCGCCGTCTGGCTTCTCGGCGTAAATGCTCGGCTTATGTCCTGCCGTCGCTGTTTTCATTTCGTCGCTCCCTTTGTCTCGGGCTTGCCCGTTGTTAAAAGCAAACCTTGCTTAATTAAATAACGGCTTTCCCAATGTTTATCGCAGTAGCTCGCAAGTTCGCTTATTACTGCTGTTAAATTTCTCGGGTCTCGTTCGTCGCAAAAACAACACTTATTAAACGGCTCAACAAAAAATATCGGGTCAACATTACTAAAATCGGGCTCGGCGTTCTTATTTTTCTTAATATTCTTATTTTTCGCCGTGCCTTTTATCTCGCTGTCGTCGCCTCTGCTGGTTTCCGCTGTGTCCTGTGCGGGCTCGTCTTTGCGGGCGTACCTAAAGTATCGGCTCGCTCCCTTGCCTGCTGTCTCGGGCTTGCTTGCGGTCTCGGTGTCCGTGTCCGCTTCTTTTACGGTCAAGCTCCCGCCAATTAAGGCGTTAATGCTTTTCTTTTCCGTAAATCTTTTGGCTTGCTCTGTTAGATTGCTCATTTTTTCGCTCCTTTGCCCGCTCTGGCGGGCTTTGCGGGGCTTGGGCGGGGGCTGTGTCCGTCCGTGCCCGCCCTGTGCTCCCCGCTTTGTCCGTTAAATGTTTTCCTCAATAGCTTTTAAAAATACGTCGTCAAGCTCTTTAATATCTCTTATATTATAGCTTTCAAACCTTTTCGCAAGGTCGCCGTCTCTGTCGTGTCCGCTGTGCATTATTCCAATTAAAATATACTTTGCGGGGCTGTCGTCAATAGTTTTATAAAGCTTTTCATAATTATCAAATTGTAATTCGCCGTCGGTTAAAATAATAACAATTCTTTTTGTGTTCGTGTCTGGCTCGTCTTTTTCAATTAAATTTATAGCGGGCTCAATGTTCGTGCTTCCTTCCTCGCAAGTATAATTTTTCCTAAAGTTATTTTCGTTAAATTCCTCGTCAAATGTTTTAAAATATTCCGCTTCACGTCCAAAAAGCATAACAGAATATTTAAACGTATCGGCGTTTATATCGCCGTTGTAAATTGCTTCGTCAATGGCTTTGTGAAGCTCCAAAAATGCGTTTATTGTCGTTTCTCTTTTATTATTGCCTTTCATACTCCCGCTATTATCTAAAACAAAAATTAGCTCGGTCGGCTTTATAGCGTCTTTTTTGTATTGTTTAAATAAATGGTCAAGGTCAAAATATTGATGTATTCTTTTAGCGTTAATTTTTCCCTGCTGATGTATTCGGGGCTGTGCTTTGTGATTTTTTAAGAATTGTAAAAATAATTCTTTTACGCTAAAGCTTATTTCCGTCCATAATTTAGCGTCTGGCGGGGCTACAAGGTCGCCGTTATTTAAACCGTTTAAACCGTATCCCGCAAGGTCGCCCGCCGTCGCTTTCACGTTTTGCCCCTTTTCGTTCTTATACTCAATATCCGCTCCCGCTATTTCGTCAATAATATTATCAAGCTCCCTGTCAAGATTATTATTATCGGCTCGCCTTTCTTTTTCGTCGGCGTTGTTTTGGGCTCGGCGTGCATTTTCTCGGGCGTTGTCTCTTTCTTTGTTCGCCTTGTCAAGCTCTTTTTTCTTTTGTTCAAAATCTTTTTTAAGCTCGTTCATTTCCTTTTCAAGCTCTTTTTGCTTCTCGGGGTCTTTCGCTCGCTTATACGCTCCCGCTTTTTTGTTATGCTCCCTTTTAACGTCGTCGGCTTTTTCGTAAAGCTCGTTTACGGCGTCCTGCTTGGCGTCGGCGTCTTTGCCTGCTTGTCCTGCTCCCTGTCTCGCCTGCTTTGCCTGTTCTTTAGCTTCCTGCTTTTCTTTTTCCGCTTGCTCTTTTAAATGTCCAAAAATTACGTCGTGTATTTTTAAAGCGTATTGTTTAAGGTCGTCCGTGTTCTTTGCTTCTTTTACTTTCTTAATGATGTAGTCAAAAAGCTCGGCGTGCTTGGCGTGAAGCTCTAAAACGTCGGGACGTGTCGCCTTGTAAGCGTCGTAAAAGTCCGCTCCATAACCTTTCAATATTAAATCCTTAAGGGCTAAAATTCCCTTGTCTGCCTTTGCTACGGCTTCGGGGCTGTGCAATGTTCGGCTGTAGTAGTCAATTAGTTTTTTGTATAAATCACGTGCCCCGTTATAATCGCCAATGGCTCGGGCGTCAATTCTTATATCCTCTAATGCGTTAGCAATAAATTTTAATGTCTCGGGGTGTATTTCAATGGTAAACTGCGTATGCTTAATGTGGTATGCTTCGTGCAATAGCGTCGCAAGTAAGGGCTCAATAATATCGGGGTTAATATTCTCGGGTAAATAAATATTATTGCCGTCCGTGTAAGCTCCCTCGCCTTTGAAAAAAATATTTATACCAGTATTTTTGCTTAATGCTCTGGCTAAAATTTCAAGGTCTCTGTTTTTCATTTCGTCGCTCCCTTGTCCGCTTCTGCGTTCGGGTCTGCGGGCGTTTTATTTTTTTCGTCTGCTTGCTTAAATATCATTAAAGATAATTTTAAAAAGCTGTCATAAACTTCCTGCCCTGCGGTCATTTTCACGGCGTTAAGGTAGCTTGTCGTTAAGGCGTCCTTAATGCTATAACCTCGCTTTAAGGCGTCAAATATTTTTTTAACGTCTCTTATTGAAAATGTCGTCCTTAATTTTTGCGTTTCAATGGCTTCCTTTGCTTCCGTGTAAAATTTAATTACCTCGTCGCTTCTCGGCTCGCCGTTAAAAATTCTTTTCAATTCGGCGGGCGTAAAGGTCGGCGTCCATATTACACGTGTTCGGGATATTAAAGCAATGTTAAGCTTGCCCGCCCCTACATATAAAGCTGTCGGCGGGTTGCCTGCAAATACTATTTTTGTTTTCGGGTGTAGCGTGTAATATCGCCCTGCCCCGCCGTTCGCTTCTTTTACAAAAAATTTCCTATTTTCTGCAAACACGTTCAGGCGTCCGTTTTTGCCTGCGTCAATCATTGTAATTTCATCAAATAAAACTATTGCAGGATTTTCGCAAGCAAGCTTTATCAATGCCCCTTCCGTAAAATGAGTATTGCCGTTTTTCAATCCTTGATAACCTAAAACCTCGCCAAACTCTAAAAGATTATCACAAGAGATATGTAAAAAAGGAAGCTTCGCTTGGCTTGCGTAAAATTTAACTCCGCTTGTTTTGCCCGTGCCCGCTTCGCCTATCAACATAACATTTTCGCCGTGCTCTAAAGCGTCAACCATAATTTTATACTCGGGGCGGGGCTTATAGTTTAAAATATCGGGGTCGTCTGTTTTCGGGATAAAATCGGCGGGATAAAAAACGGCGTCCTCGCTTGTAATAGGGTTATTGTCGGTAAGCTCGGAAGCGTCGGCGGGCTTCTTATCGTCAAGCAGTCCTAATGCTCGGGCTTGGGCTAAACGTCTGTAAGCATTGCTTATATGTATGCTCAATGCCTTTGCTACTTTGTTTATGTCCTGCAATTCTTTAAACTTGTCGGCTACTGCTTTTATTTCCGTTTTCATTTTTCCGCTCCTTTGCCCGCTGTTTTTATTTTCTCGGGCTCTTTGATTTTTTTATTTTCTTTTTTTTCTTTTCTCATCTTTTCTTATCCCTTCTCATAATATATTATAACACTTATTTCCTAATTGTCAATAGTAAATCGTATTTTTTCAAAAATAAATTTATTTTCTTAATATGCTAAAAATGTAATATGCTATATAGTATATAGCTTATTCTTAATATGCTTAAAACGTCTTAATTTATATAGCTTATTAGTTATTAGTAATTAAGAATAATAACTATTAAGAATATGCTTAAAACGCTATATACTATAAGGGTTTTCGCTTGCTTAAATGCTATACGGTAGCAGGCGTATTATCTCTTATAAGATAAGATAAAATAAAGCGTTTTACTATTGACAAGCTCAATTAAATACTGTATAATAAAACATATTAAACGGCTCGGGCTTGTCTATCGGATAGACAAGCGGGGCGTGCTCGGGGCTTCACGGTCTCGGGGTCAAAACCAAAACCATAATAAAACCAAAAACCAAAACAATAAAAATAATTTAAACAGGGGCGGGCTTATTTATTATGGTAAAACCAAAAACGGAAAACACGGCGGGCGTAGTCGCTGATACAGGGGCGGGGATAAACTCGGCTCTTGAATTAGGTCAAAATTATTTAGAAGCGTCGGCGTCTGGCTCGGAAAAAATTTTCAAATGGAATACTAAAAAGCTTCAATCTGCTTTTCTCTTGTCTCTTGACAAATACAATAATTCTGATATTTCAAAAGCTCTGCATATTGCCCCGCAAACTCTGGCAAAGTGGAAAAAACAAGCTGAATTTATTAAAAAAGTAAATGAATTTATTTTAACAACGGGCTTGTCGGATAAAGTCCGCAGGGTCTCGGGTCAAAAGAATATTTTAGAAAAAATTGAAACGATATTACTTGACAAGCTTAATAATACAGCTGAATTAAGGTTTATTAAACCTACTCCATTATTAAGCAAGTATTATCAGGGAATACAAGAATTAAGAAAAGATACGGAAGCAGGGGCGGGCGGGGTCGGAAGCTCGGGCGGGCGTTCAATAAATTTAATTGCAATAATAAATAATATGCAATCAGGGAATAAAGCTGAATTGAAAAAAAATCTAAAAGAAGCAGTAATTGAAGCAATAAAGCGAAAGCGGGGCGTGCTCGGTATAAATAATGAAAATATAATTGAAGCGGTCGCAAGCGTCGCAAGCAATACAGAAGCGGGCAACGGCAACGGCGGGCAAAAAGAAAAAAAAGCGGTCGCAAGCGGGGCGGGCAATAATGAAGCGGGCAACGTCTCGGGCTTGTCGCTTGATGATGTAATAGAAGCGGGCAACGTCGGCGGGGCAAATACAGAAGCGGGGCAAATATGAAAGTAAAACAAGCGGGCAAATATAACAAGGTAAAGAATACAAGGAAGCTTTTAGCTCTTGGCTCTTGTAGCTCTTGGCTCTTGGCGGGGCTTCTTAAGGGTCTTAATACAGGGGCGGGCTTCTTAAGAATAGCAACGGCGGGCGTCCTAAAGCTTCTTAAGAATATTAAAACAGCTAAAAGCGGGGCGGGCGGGTCTAAAGCAGGGGCGGGCGGGGTCGGCGTGCTCTTAAGAATAATAAGAATATCAAACACTAACAAACAAGCAACAGCGGGCGGGGCTTATTACAGGCAACAGCAGGCAACAACAACGGCAACGGCAACAGCTCAAACAATAGCAGGCAACAGGGGCGGGCGTGCTCTTAATATTCTTAATAATAGCGGGCGGGCGTCGCAAACGGGCAACGGTGGGCAATGGGCAACAGGTGAAAGCGGGGCGTGCTGGCTTCTTAATATGCTATATAGGGGCTTAAGTATTCTTAATATTCTTAAGAAATTCTTAAGAATAAGCAAGGAAAAACAAGGGGAAAAACAACAGCGGGCGGGCGGAGACGTTCAGAAGTCCTTATTTTATCAGGGCTTTTCTCGGGCTGATGCTATTGATGGGGCTTATTACTGCTATAATACGGCGGGCTTAAGGGTCAACAGGGCAGGGCTTCAATACGTCATACAGCAACAGGGCTTTCAGAGGCTCGGGTCGGTCTGGTCGGGGCGGGGCTTGCGTAAAACGGGCGGAACACTACGGCGGAACGGCTCGTTGGGGGGTGGGGACTATCGGAAATCCGCCTCATTTTTACATTTCTGGAGGCTTCTCCGAACCCCAGTAAATATCAGCACTTCCAGTCATTTATTCTGTAGATTTTATAAAGGTTTTGAGGTGGCTTAAAATGATTATAGTAAATTGTTTTTCTTGTGGGGAAAAATTGATTGCTTATACAGGTGGATATTACTGTCCAAAATGCGGGAAGCATTATGACTGTTATGGTAATGTAATCAGCGGAATTATAAATGTTTATTATACATTCGGGAATTATTCAGGTTTTACCAAAACAGGGCAGGAGTTAAAGGTTGAAGTTGCTCCACTTCAATTTGAGCAGGAAAATTCTACTATATCTGTCTTTGCCAAAGACAAATCTCTCACTATCCTGCCCTGTGTTTTAAAGGAGGAAAAATGAGAAGATGCGATAGTGATAAGGGTTATGTAAGTTCAGAAGGGCTGATTATAATTATGCTTATAGGTATTGAAAGTTTTCTATTTACGGAAGGTAGTTTATGGGTGTGGCAGTTAGCGTTAAAAGTTCTCTACTAATACGGGAGTAGTAAGGTAGTAGTCGGGTAGTAGTAGGGGAGGGGAGGCGTAGAGTATGAGGTTCTTACTTATGAGGAGAGAGGTTGTGGAAGGAGGAAGGCGACCGAGGTTCTACGGGGTAGCGTATGTAGCGGACACGTTTGATGGAATGGTCTGTTATCCTGTAGGGATAAATTTAGTCGTTCGTTGGGCTCGGGCTCTGTGGCATTGGCTTGTTGATTATGTTCCAGCTGACTGGGAACTGCGGGCAATGAAGAAGGTTGAGGAAGCAAGAGCTGATATACGCAAGGTGGAGCTGGAGTGGTATGCAAAGGGCTACAATGAGGCGTGTTCCAAGTTTCTGCAAGTCGCTGGAATGGTAGGTGTTCGTGATGCGTCCAAGATACGGGAGTTGACGGAGCTCCCCGACAATAGCAAGGTGCTACGGTTCAAAAAGGGGCACAAGTTCAGCATCGTTGACCCGAAAACGGCGGTTACAAGGCACTATGAGGTTCAAGATGTGACTGCTCTGCGGTCGGGGTTGTCAATAGATGCGGTTGAAACTGGCTCCGAAAAGGGCGAAACTATGGACGAGTTGGTTAAGAAATTTAAGAGGGGGAATAGAAGGGGGTCTAAAGATGTATGAATACGAGGCAATAGTCAAGGCGGTAAAAGATGGGGATACGATTGATGTGATTATTGACCTCGGATTTCGCATTGGGATAGAGCAAAGAGTGCGTTTATTGGGCGTAGATACTCCTGAAATACACGGCAAAGTGAGCGATGAGGAGCTGTTAGCGGGCACAAATGCCAAGAAATATGTGGAGAATTGCATATTAAACAAGCGTATCAGGGTCGTTACGAAGTCGGATAAACAGGAGAAATTCGGAAGATACCTTGCAGACGTGTATTTTAAGGACGAAAAAGCCGTTGAAAGATGGTTGAATAAGGAATTGGTTGATAAGGGTTATGCAAAACCCTATTTTGGAGAGAAAAAAGAACCGTTTAAAACAAATTAACGGAAAAAGGAGCTTTTGTGGAGGGCGTAGGAGATAATTCGGGGTATAACGTATGCAGAAGACACCAGAAGCCTTTATCGCAAGCTTTAAATCCAAATATGGCGAGCGTTACAGCGACATATCTGAAACAGATGAGGACGATTGGGGAAATGCAGACAATATTGGAAGGTTTGTTAATTCTTATGTTGTTGAAAGATATATTGGAGACGACCTTGACCCCTGGGATAAAGTCCAATTCATCATCACAGCCAAGCATCACGGGGAGATACTTGATTACTTATACGACTTTAAGGACAAAAAGTTGCATATTTTGTGCAGATTTGAAAATAAACGATATGTGAGGATAGCGATATGTTGAACGACGCCTTTGTTTTGGAGGAAAAAATAAAAGAGGAGCCGAAGCCCGTAAAACCAGAGGGCGAAAACTGGTTCCAGCGTCATTTACAGGCATTGAAAGATAAACGTGAGAGAAAAAGGAGGGCAGAGGAGAGAGAAAATAAAAAAATTAACCCAAGCGTAGAGCGAATTTAATAAAAGGAGGAAAATTTTATGGCTATAGTTCCACAGAAACCAAGCGAAGCATTGTTCGGCAATGAAATCGCAGACGATTTCACAAAAACAAAATCAATACAGAAGCAATGTATTGAAGCTCTGGAGGCAAACGCAGTTCCAGTTGTTCTTCCAGCAGTTGCAGTAGGGGATACCCCGATAGACCAGTTGCATAAAACCAACCAGGCTCTTATCGCTGTCCTGATTGCAAAATCCATTGCATTTACCCTTCCTGATTTCGGGGAGCAGGTAAAGATGGTGGGCGACCAGCAATGCGTTCAGGTTGCTTCGGGCACGGAAAAGATGGACGATAAAGCGTTCGTCCTGGAAGCAAAGACCGCCGAAGCGATTTTTGACGCCTTGAGAACAGCAACTTATATTGAATAACGAGATGGAGCAGGAAAAGGTTGTTTCTTGCAAAACAGTTAAGTAAATAATTACTTATACAAAAGAGAGATAAAAACCCCTGCTCCATTCCCGATATTAAATCTCAAGGGAGGTCTGGGCGGGCGTTAGCCTATGTTCCCGCTCCCTCTATTAAAGGAGGACTTAAAGTATGGTAGCACAAGCGAAGGTAGAAGTTAAGAAAGTGGCAAAGAAGATAATGAAGCCCTGGTTAATCGGGGTTCTCATCGTGATTGTTGTCGGTCTGGTTGCGGGGATTGTAATAAAATCGTGCAAGAAATCCCTGACCCTCCAGCCCGTCTCGGTCGCAGTTGAAGCGAAGAAAGATGTAAAGGCAGATGCGAAAGCTGACGCCAAAAAAGAAGTTAAAAAGGAGGTAAAGAAATGAAAAAGTGCGTAGAGATGTTTTTGATTTTGGTTCTTCTGTTCTGCGGGATAAGTTTTGCGGAGGATAAACTCGTCGCCCCGAAAGAGTTGACCACGACCGAAGCAAAATTGTATGCGGACTGGAATAAGGTCTGTAAAGAAGCCGAACAAGCGTGTGCGATTTATGATTATGATAAGGCTTCCGAGCTTTATTTGAAATATTCCAGTATTGGCGAACAGTTGAACAGAATGGATTTAAAAGCGTGGGGACTTAACAATGCTGGCTATATGCTAATCAAAAAGCACGCATTGGATAAGTGGGACGCAAAAGACTTGTTTAAAGCCGACTATGAAAACGCTAAAAAACTATTAGAACAATGTCTGGCTGTGAAAGGCGTTAAAGAAAAAACTATTGAATTGGCTAAAAAAAATATAAAACATATTGACGAAAGGCTTAAATGAAAGTGAAGGAAGAAGTCATAGCTGAAGATAACGAGAAAGTTGTCAAGCTTGTGACTTATGAGAGAACGGGAACGGCTTTAAAAATTCACAACACGGACGAGATAATACGTGAACTGGCTTATATCTTCCGACACACGAATTTTCCGATAAAGGAACTTCACGTGATTTCTGGGAAAGATATAACCTACACGCAGACGGTCGTGGAGAGAAAAGATAATGGCGGAAAACGAAATCCTTGATGATTTGCAAATCATCAATGAACATATTGAGGACAATTTTACGGAGAAGAAGGAACCAAGAATTCCTGTCAATACTCCTGCGGACAAAAGGCTCGCCAATCTCCGACAGAACAATGAAAAAGTTTTTGAGGAGAAAGAAAGGCTTGATGTAAGCGAAGATGTCCTCATACAGGAAATTCAAAACGAGAGCCCTTATGTTTGGGCTCTTGATAAGAGAAGTTTAAAGGGGCGTCCCTTTGATTTTGATGGAGAACATCTTAACCAAAAACGCCCTTTCCTTATTCAACCGCTGGAGGATATGTCTCCTTACAAAGGCTTCCGTAAAGCACGTCAGCTCGGGTTATCTGAAAATTGCATTACGGAAGTTTTGTGGTTTCTTGATGTTCACAATCATACTAAAGCCTGCTATACGCTTCCCTCTGGTCGCCAGGTTCAGGACTTTTCAAATACACGTATCGCTCCAGCTATTGACGAGAGTTTATATCTCCAGGGTAAGAAAGGTGATATTCAAAACGTCAACCTTAAACAGATTGGAGACAGTTTCATATTTTTAAGAAGCGGTGCGTTGGAGAGATTGGGTGAAGGCATAGACAGCGACATAACGTTCTTTGATGAGCTGGATAGAATGTCGCCCAGGATAAAAATAGCGTTTGAAGAAAGTTTACAATCTTCAAGGTGGGGTTGGGTAAGGGATATTTCAACCCCTTCTGTGCCGAATTACGGGGTGGACGTAGGCTGGGAGAAATCAAAGCAGTATTTCTGGTATATTAAATGTGGAAGGTGCGGGAAAAGGCAACAGTTGACTTGGTTGCCTGATGATGAGTGCAACGGAAAGACTTCATTAGCACAGAACCTTCTTGGTCAGCATATTTACGTGTGTAAATATTGCGATAAGGAATTGACCATAGATGACAGGTTGTCTGGGGAGTGGGTTGCAAAATTTCCCAATAGAGAACCTTCATTCTACCAGCTTACGCAACTTATGGCTCCCTGGATTTCGGCACAGAACCTTTGGGACAAGCAGGAAGATTATCCGTTCAAGCAGTTGTTCTTTAATTACTGTCTTGGAGTTCCGTATCTCGGAGATAACGTTCTTGTAACGGAAGCGAATATAATGAACTGTCTGTCAAAGGACGCAAGGCTTTCTTATCCTGTTGATGACAGTTATATCGGGCGTGTGAGCGTGGGAGTTGACTGGGGCGATACGTCGTATGTTGTTGTGGGCACAACCCACAAGAATAAACCGCTTATCATAGGGCTTTATAAAATAGTGCACGATGACCCAGATGAGCACCCAAAACAAGTTGCACAGATTATTTCCAGGTATGATGCGGATATAGCGGTATGCGACGCTGGATATGGCAAGGACAGGAATTCAAAATTATTGAAAGCGTTCCCCGAAAAGATTTTCTCCTGCTTTTATCCGAGCACAGAGAGAGGTTCAAAAATATTTGAACCGCAATGGCAGGACGACCAGTCAAAAGTCAACGTGGACAGGACAACCAGCTTAAAGGTCGGTCTTGGATATTTCAGGCAACAGGAAATACTTGTAGCGAGAAATCTTGACCAGAAATTATTCCAGCAGTTTGTAAGGCATCTTACAAATCTTGTGTTGGTAAAAGATATTGATGAAAAAGACGGCACGATAGAAGAATGGATAGCGAATATGGGACAAGACCACTTTGGTCACGCTTATAACTATATGGTTACGGGAATAAGCAAGTTTGACAAACTTCCCAAGTCTGAATATTGGGACGGTGAAAAAGAAATAGCACAGGCGATTAAAGAAAAAAGGAGAACAACTGCAACATCAGCTCCCGAGGTTCCAGGTTTTCGTGGTTCGGAAGAATTGATACAAAGAAGCGTTATTAAAGGAATTCTGAAGGGCGAGTGTTATGGTTTGAAATATGACGAGACAAGCGAACTTTGTTATAACTGTAGCCAGGGTAAAAGTTGCAGAGATATTTGCGGTGGCGGAGGCGGTATTTTATGAACGAACAAAAACAACCAAAAATAGTCGGAAAGGTTGTTGAAGTTCACCCCCAGATTATCGGAAGGGATTTGAACGGCAACCTAATTATTCAATTCGTCCTGCTTAATCAGGTTGTTGTCCAGGACATTAAAGATGCTGATGTAATAGAATGGCTGGTTGATAACGGAATTAAAATGAAAGTAAACGGCAAGATTATAGCTGATGAAGGCAAGGTTCAGATAAAAAATCCGCCACAGAAAAAGAAATCTATGGGGATTGATATTGGCAGGGAGATAATTATTGATAAGGAAGGAATTGTTAGATACAAGGACACACGTGAACAAGTTATTTAAAGGAGGTTTATTATGCCTGGTAAAGTGAATGAGAGTATATGGGAAAGAGCAAAAAAACAAGCAAGAAAACAGTATCCAGAATTTGGAAGGGAAAATCCAAGATACTGGAAGGTTGTTTCTTCCATTTATCAAAAAATGGGCGGAGCATTTTCAAAAAAGGCGGAAAAGTCCATAGCGGATATTATTGCCAAGTGTGAACAGCTTGAGAAGTCCACGCCGTCAGTTATTATGGACAAGTCTCTCTGGCAGGAAATCAGTAAAGATATTCAAGAACTCGGTGTGGACGTAAATAGTCCCAATGGTATGTTGCTTCATACCATAAATTATGCTATTTCTGGTGGTCATTATATCCAAAAATCCGAAGAAGATATGAATACAGAGGGTTTAATGTCTCACGATGAAATTACAAAATCCAATATTGCCAGTTCTTTTGCTGATAACAAATTTAATCCCATATCTGATATGCTGAAGGCGGTTATGCCAGGTATTATGAAAATGCCTCACAGGTATCTTGACAGGGTGAAAACAAAAGCGGGTCATTGGAGATATGTTTATAAAAGACCAGGAGTTAAAACTGAAGCAAAGATGCAGGAACAGAAAAAACCAGGCGAAAAAGCACCGACACCCGCACAGTTGAAGCCTACGGCAAAGATACCAAAGAGTATAAATATTATTAAGATTATTGAAAATCTTAAGAAAAAAACGATTAAAGAACAGGAAATATTCTTGTCAAAACTGCCGACTGAAATTGCGGGCAAGATAAGGTCGCAGATAAGGACAAGCCCTGATGTGAATAAATCCCTTGATGTTTCCGTAAATCAGTCTCTTGAGAAATCCGAAGATGAACAGATAGCCGAAAGGATAGCCAGCGGAGCTCTCGGAGCACTTCCAGGCGTGAAGGAAGATTACACGCCGTCAGCACAACCGCCTGTGGAAAAATCGCAGAAAGAACAAATAAAGATGGGTAAAGAAGTTGAAAAAGAACATTTACCCACATTGAAAGATATGAAAAAGGATTGTGATGCTGGCAAACTTAAACCGCTTGAACATTATGTAAAGGGAATTGCAAAAGACCATTTAAAGGAATTTAGCGATTATTACACAAGGCTTACAAAGATGGAAAAAGAAGCGGAAGCATCTGTTAAAAAATCCTTCGGAAATGATGAGGGAATGGAAGACTGGGTTAAATCAAGGGAAGTTAATGTTGTTGGTCAGTTGAGAATGTCTTATCCTGCACTTGCGGAAGATAAGCTAAAAGAACTCGCACGTGAATATTTAACGAATATGTATAAAAAGGGGTTGAGGTAATCTATGCCACCAGGAGGAATTCCATTAGAGGGCAGGCGTTTTACGGGAGATGAAATCTGGCAGGCAGTAGTGGTAAAACTGTCAGATGGAACTTGGGCTATTCAGACAAAGGTTGAAGGGATTATAATGCCTCCTGAAGTGGAAGTCACTAATGATATTGGTGACCCCGTTCCCATTATAGAAGTTGCAATGCCAGGAACTTTAACTATTACAAGAGACGGTAATGGAGATGTCAATAAGACCATTGAAACCGTAAAAGGTAAAACGATTACAACTAATTTTATAAGAGACGTGAATGGAGATGTCTCAAGCCTGGTGGTGACAGTTGCCTAATTTATTTGCTTTAATAGAAGGTAAGGTTAAGTCAATACTGTTCGGTAATGACGGAACAACTGATAAGAAGATTAAGACAAAAACTGATGGGACATTGCTTGTTGAAATAGAAAATGAACAAGTTTTAGTTCCAAAACCTTATTTTAGTGTTGAGGAAACTGTGGTTAGTGTTGAAAATGACAAAGAATATCTTTTGGGTGCTGTAATCAGAGATATTCACATACAAACAAATAAAAAGATTTCTGTTAAATTTAATTCAACCAGTTCGCCTTCTGTTGTTTTACCCAATGGTTATTTTAATTTTGAAAAACAATTTGCAAATAAAATCTATATTACAACAACGTTGGCAAATACAAAAATAGGTATTTATGCAAACGGATAGGAGGTAATTTATGTTTGAAGGACAATTATCGGAAGTAAGAAATTATAACGCTGACGGGACTTTAGGTCAAAGAAATACTGCTGGGTCAATAGCTGTTGTTATATCTACAGAACAGGAAAACATTTTAAGCGGTATATTGACTAATTCGGGTTTTAATACAAAAATAGATTTGGTTGCGAAAGAAACGACATTGTTGACACTTCTTACGCAGACAGATTTTGATACAAAAATAGGTTTGGTCGCAACTCAAGCGACTTTAGCAACCAGATTGTCTGAAACCGCCCTTACTCAAAGAGTTGGAGAAGTTGTAGATGTTCCAGCGGATTATACTTTATTGAAAAGATTAAAAGATATAACAACACAGTTGACTACAAAGGTTCTTGGATTATTTGATGGTGCTGGCGTTGCTATCGGTTCTGCTGTGAATTTTGGTGTAAACAGATTAGAAGTTCTCGTTTTAAGCAAAGTAGCAAAATTTACAGATGACGCAAAAATGTTTGGCAGTATTATAGAAGATGTAAACTTACCAACCGCAGGGGTTTATACTCCGATTTTTCTTTTGGATAATCCTGTTACAAGCGGTAAAACGGTTTTGTTGTATGTTGTTATTTATGATATAGATACCGCAGGCAGGTCGGGAAAGTTTGAATTATGGGCAAATCCAACAGTTTCCGCAAATGGAACAGCATTGCCAAAAATAAATCAAAAAATAGGTTCGGCAGTTGCATCTGTTGTTAATACTTATTCTTCTCCGACAGTATCAGCGGGAACAGGAAATCTTTTAGAAGTTGTAGGTAATGGAAAAGATGTAAATTCGGTAATAAGAGAGTATGAATTTTCTATTCAAATACCAGCAGGCAACAAGATTGTCATAAAAGGCAATCCGTCTGCTAACGCAACATTGGCAACTGTAGCGGTTGATTGGGTGGAGGCGTAAAATGCAAAATTTAATTATAAATAATTGGGAAACATTTAAAGAAATATGTATTACAAAAAAGAAATTACTTTTACAGTATGTTGAGAATGAAAGAGTTTACGATATTTTTGCTCCTGATAGCGATATAATAATGTGGAATACGACCTTGCTAAAGGGTTCTGCCGAAGCAACGGATTTTGAGAACAATTATAAAGCAAACGCAAATCAACCGCTTCCTTATACGATGACCGCAGGGCAGTCAAAATTTATAGGTAGAACGATTGAGATGGCTTCTGAAGATACACAAAAAAGTTGCGAATGGATTTTTGATATTGATGTTTATGTAAGCAAGGTTTTGCCCATTTCCGTTGATGCCCAATGGGGCGACTATGTTGAGTTTGAAGTTTGGTTGGCAGACGATAGTATGATGTTGAATAAATATGGCGAAACAATACCTGTTTATAACGGGCTTCCAAATCAATGGTTTGAGGGAACGGGAGCAGGAAAAATTCCTATTGGGTGCAAAGTCAAGTGCACTTATTATAAAGCAAGCGGAGCCACAAGAAAATTTATTGCAATAGTGGAGTTTATTATATGAAATTAACTACTGAAGACAGGGAGATATTAAAAAATGAACTTGCTCATTATAGGGAATTATTTCAAACCAAGAAAATTATTTATGAAGATTTAAAAAGCCAACTGGAAGCATTGATGATTGATATTTATAAAATTGAAGGAATAATGGGATTTTTAGAGAATTGTCTTAAAAATGGTCATACCATTAGTGAACAGTTTTCTTTTAGAAAAATAATAAAAGAGAATATGGAATTTAAAGAAAGCAAAATTAACAATAACATTCAAAAGAAGTTAAATGGAAATAATAAATAATCAAAGGGAGGGATTATGGCAATAGACAGGAGCAAAATAAGACCAGGTGATTTACTTTTATTCAGAATTGTTGAAAAGAGTAGTTGGCTTGGCAAGGCAATAGGTTTCTTTTCTGTTTTAACAGGCAAGCAGGGAAGTTACAAGAGAACTTACGGACACGTAGGACTTGTTGAGAGCCAGTATTTTTATCTTGAAATGACATTTCCGAAATCAAAAAGAACAGAGATAAAGCTTGATGACCCCGAGGCGGAATTGTGGAGAATTGAAAACTTAACTCCAGAGAAAGCACAGAAGGCGATTGACTGGGCTAAAGGTAATCTCGGCAAGTGGTATAACATCAGGCATATCATAACTCTTGGGTTTATGAAAGGTTACGGTTGTTCTGATTTTGTTTCAAACGCATTTATTCAGTCAGGCACGGGCATAGTTCTTTCTATTGAAGGGAGAGATGACCCTGTGGTATCTCCAAATGAAATAGCGGACAGTAAACAAACACTTTGCGTGGATACAAATGGGCACGACGTTGTTTCTGAAAATATGTGGAAAGAATAGGAGATGATAATATGATAGACGAATTTACGAGAGAAATGTCAAAGTTAAGTTTAAAACAGCTTCGTAAAATTATAGACCGATACGAAGCGAAGATGAAGCAAGCGGTTGGACAGCCGAGGGAAAAAATCCTGTTTGACAGGATTGCACAGCTTAAAGAGTTAATTGACCATAAAATAAGACATAGCGACGGCAAGGGTTTGCCGTATGAACACGAATTAAAGGATATTACGGAAACCAGAGAAAATTATGGCGACCAAGTTCCCCAGACCGTTTTCCAGCAGGAGGCACAGGAGAAAGAGGAAGGGACTGCCGACAGCGTTGATAAAGATGACGCAGAAGCTCTTGAAGGCATAAAAAAAGAAGAAACTCCCGTTGATGTTGCGGGTAAAAGGGGAAATATAATAATCGTAATTCAAAAAGGAGGAAAAGTTATGAAATTTAAAAATTTTGATGAATACGTTGCTAAAAGTATAGAGAATGAGGATTTTTTGAAATCAGACGTAAGGATACCACTTAACTTGAGAAAAGCCGATGTGATGCCTGGAGCGAAAGAGGTCATTGGAGAAGTGAGAGAAGCGAAGAAAGATGAAAAAGATGCTGTCCAGAAAAGGCGTGAAGCGGAAGGAAGGCTTTACGAAATGGAGGCGAAGTTTAAAAAAGAGTGTTCTAAAATCTATGATGATATAGAGAGTAAGCTTGAAGCAATCATAGAGGCAATCGGTGTGGACGGAATGGGACAGATAATTACCAACTACGAGAACTTTAAATCAGCGATGAACTATCTCATATCAAAGGTTTCGTGGAAACTTCAGGGCGATGAACAGTCTCGTCCAGAAGTTCCAGAAAGCATAAGCTCCTCATCGTCGGTTTCAATTTCTGAAGGTGCGGGAAAAGGAAAAAAGGAAAAGAAAGCAAAGAAAGAAAAGAAAGAACACGGTGGAGGAAAGGCAAAGGGCAAATTTAAAAAATCTCTTATTGATAACATCAAAGAAACGCTTGAAAAGGCACAGGGCGGTTCTCTTGTTGGCGGGTTAAGACCTGCAAAAGTAAAAGCCTTAAAAAATCTTTACGTTTTGCTTGCAAAGCGACATCTTTTAAAAAGAGAACAGAAGCTTTGTGAAGGGAATGTAGATAAAACTTTCGTTATCGGAGAACAAATTGCGAAAGTTCAGGAAGAAATTGACCAGATTATACGGAATAGCGAGGGCAAAGGTCTCGTAATGGAGGAGGAACTTGGTGGTAATGGGGTTCCAGATTACGAATTCCAGAGTGTATTTGATGCGAGGCTAAAAAGCCAAGCAATAGAGGAGGTTAAAATGGTTTTGGAAAAAGCACAAACATCGGAACAGGCAAAAATAAAAGAAACGCAGAAGGCTGGAGCTATTGTGCCCGAGATTGACAAATTTCACAAGGATTTCAAGAATATTAAAATAAAAAAAGACGACAATCCAAACCATAAGCTTGGGGCTTTTAAAGAGAAAGAAGAAAAGAATACAGACAAGAAAAATGTGTCTGTTATTCACGGCAGAAAGGGTCAGGTAGCGGTTGCTACGGTATCAGAGAAAAAAGCATCTTTGCCGAATAAAACAGATAAAGCTAAAGCAGTTGGCGGTGCGAAAGCGATACAGATGAAGAATAAGGTCAGGCTTATAGTTTCAAAAACATTTGACAATACCTTTAAAGAAAACAAAAAGAAAGACGAAATGGAAGCGGAAGGTAAAAAGAAACCGTCAAGCACTCCTGCTCCACAGAAAACAACTACCGCAAAGGCGACTGGTCACAAAGCAATTCAAAAAGAGACCAAGCCGATAAAGAAAACTTTTAAGTCGTTTCGGGAGGAAGCTGACGATTTCAACAAGTCCTTTGCAGATGCGACAAGGAGAATAGATAAACCAGCGTTATCGCCGAGAAGGAGATAAGCTGTGCAATACTATATTCTTTTGAAGGGACAAGACAAGACCAAAAAAATAATTGACATTCACGGTGTCAAAATAAACGTTGAATGGCGTAAGGGAGATACTCGCACTTTTAACGATTGTGATGTCAAGACACCGATGACTGCCGATTATGGATATATTAAACAATCAACTGGCGTAGATGGCGATAAAACCGATTGTTATATCGGTTCCAATCATAAATCTAAAAAAGTATTTCGCTTGTCCCAAATGACCAAAGAAGATGAATTTGATGAGTATAAGTATATGCTTGGCTATGATAATGTTGTTCAAGCAATGAGAAGCTACCTAACAATGATGCCCAAAGAATTTTATGGAATGATGAGGGAAATTACGTGGGAAGAATTTATGGGGTTGTTTACAGAAAAAAATATGAAAAAGAGTATCGGTGTTGGTATTGGAGCTGGAATAAATTATATAATAGGCGATAAGGGTGGAACCAATGAAGGCGTAAGAGAGCGTTTTAAGGAAGCTGTTAGAAGCGGAAAAAATAAGAAAAAATTCTTAATTATTAAGAATAATAAGAAAAAGGGCGGGACAACGAGATTGCCCGATGGTAGTGGATTTTTTGTTGGAACGGTGGGCAATAAGAAAAAAGGGGGGAAGTTATATGTCCGAAATTGAAAATTTAGATGAATATGAACTTGTCCATTCGCAGGCGAGCCAAGACAGGATTTACCAATCAGGTATTCCTGTTGAGAAGTCTTTAGACATTGTTCACCCAACAAGACAATTAACAACTGATGAGGTTGAAAATTTTATTCATCAAGCGGTAGAACAGGATTTGGAGAAGGCTGGAGTATCAAAGACTGCGATTAAATCAACATTTATTGACCCCTGGAATATGCTGGATTTCTTGGGAAGCAGAGCAAAACCCTCAAGGGTCACTTGGCAGATTTTAAGACGTATGGCAATAACCTGTAAGCCAGTTTCGGCAATCATACAGGTAAGACAGAACCAGATAGCTTCATTTACGCAAGTTCCGAGAAAACCAGGAGAAATTGGTTTTAAGATAACCACAAAGAACCCGAAAAAGTTTCCAAGTGACAGCGAAAAGAGAAGAATAGAAGAACTTCAAGATTTTATTCTCGGCACAGGTTATCCAGTAAGGAGAGAGGATATAATCAACGGCGAGGAAAGAACTGATAATTTTGACAGTTTTATGAGAAAGCTTGTCAGGGATACATTAAGTCTTGATGCAACTTGTTTTGAAATACAGCGTAAAAGAAACAACAAGCCCTATGCTGTTTGGGTAGTTGACGGCGGAACTATTAAATTTTCCGCTCCTGATTATAAGTTTGACCCGATAACCAATAAGCCAATAGCAGAAATTGCGGAAATGACCGATGGGTTGCCCGTGAAGTATGTTCAAGAACTCGTAAATGGTCAGCGTGTTGCAGTTTATAACACGGAGGAGTTGGCGTATGAAGTCTTTAACCCCCGTTCAGACATTGATATTGGTGGTTATGGTTTATCTCCTTTGGAGATACTTATGGAGACGGTAACGAGTATTTTATTTGGTGAGCAGTATAACGCAAAATATTTTACGCAAAACTCGGTTCCCCAGGGTGTTCTTAATATTGCTGGTAAATATACGAACGAAGCTCTTGAAGCTTTCAAGCGTCAATGGGTTGCCCAAGTATCGGGTGTGGCAAATGCTTGGAGAGTGCCTATAATGGCTATTGATGAAAAAGGCGGAGGAATAACATTTACCAACTTTAAGCAAACGAATAAGGATATGGAATATCATTTGTGGCTTGAATATCTTATTCAAACTGCTTGTGCAATATTCTGCATTGACCCTTCGGAAGTTGGATACTTGATTAAAGGCGGTGGAGGTTCTCCACTATACGAACACTCTGGAGCAGTTAAGTTGGATTTCAGCAAGGATAAGGGTTTACGCCCGCTTCTGAAATTTTATCAACATATTATTAACAAGCATATTGTCCAAAAGATGTATCCCGACCTTTATTTTGAATGGGTAGGAGCGGACGCAACAAGTGAACAAGATAAGGTGGAAATAACGTCAAAGAAAATTCAGACAGGTTTAATGACGGTTAATGAAGCGAGAGCATTGGAAGATATGCCCCAAATTGATGAAGATTGGGCAGATGCACCTGCACACGCAACGTTAGCTCAAGTTTATCTTAAGCAGAAAGAGACGGAACAAGCCGAGAAGCAGGCACAGCAACAGCAAGTTATGGGTGGGCAACCAGGGCAACCAGGGCAACCAGGACAGCCTGGACAACCTGGAGCAACAATGCCTCAAGGTGGTGGTGAAGTTCCCCCAGAACTTAAGGGGTTAGAACCTAAAGCAGATGTTGATACTGCGATGAAAATGAGACGTGGAAAAAATAAAGAAACCGAAGAATATGCTGGAGCAAGAAAAAACGAAAAGGCATTAAAAGAGAAAAAGGAAGAAAAGGCTCATTTAGGCATTAACGTTTATAAATCTGAAGGCGAAGAAAGCGATACTGTTGAAATAGACTTTAAATAAAAAATGGGGTAGGTTAAGAGCTGGGGATTACCAAATATTCACAGTTTGTTAAATGTGGGTGGGTTGGAAGCCTTAATTCTACCCCAATACTAAAGGGACTTATGACAAAGCTGATACTCAAGCTCAATAATAATTATAAAGCAGATATAGTCTCTCCAGTAAGTCAGGAAATAGAAAAAGCAACCAAACCGAAGGAATATGACAGCGAAAGCAAATTATGGGAACCGCATAGCATTGAACCCATAGCTGACGCAGAGGAACTGGTTGACAATCTTATTGCTGACGTATTGGATAAGATTGAAGAAAAGATTTTTGATGCCCTTGACCTGCCCAGCCTTAAAAAGACTGAAAAAATAAATAAATCTTTTGCTGATGATTTTCGTGAGACATTCAAAAAAGAGCACGGTATTGAATTGTCGGATAATTTTGATAAAGAAACAGCAAAAAAACTTTATGAAGCTTTGGAAGATATACCAAAAAACTTTTTAAAAGGCAAGGTGGAAAGAGTTATTCTTGATGAAAGAATGGGTAAGAGCAAGCGTCTTTATCCAAATCACGGTAAATATATTGAAGAAGAAAAAAAGATAATGCTTAACCCCGATATATTTAACCTTAAAACAAGATATGAAGACGGTGAAGGACACAGTATATCAAAAGTTACGCAGGTTGTTATTCACGAAATTGCTCACGCTATTGATGACAAAAACGGTTTTAGCGATAAGAAAGAGTGGATAAGTATAAGCGGTTGGAAGTTCATAGGCGATAATGAAACGCCGAAGGGCTATAAAAGACTTATTATTAGAGAAGAAGGTGCACCGAAACTAAAATCAAACTGGGCGTTTAAAGAAGATGCTAATTTTGTTAGGTGGTATGCCACAAGAAATCCGAAGGAAGATTTCACGGAAAGCTTTAGTTTTGCTGTGACTGGATTGATTGGAAGGTTTCACGGAGTAACAGGAAGAAAGAAGCTTGATTTTATTAAAAAGAATATTTTGGATAAAGAAGAACTCATTAAAGCATTGCCAGGTGAAGGCTCTGCTCCCATAGATAAACCGATAGTGGCTCCAGGAGTAAGTTTGCCGTCTGCCAAAGTTCCCCCGCCAACAACAGGAGGCATTGACCCACGTGTAGGAAGAATGAAACCTGGGCACAAATACATTGAAAGAAAAGGAACACCTGGTAATTATATTTATATTTATGCAGATGAACTTAATCAGAATTATGAAAGCAATATACCGCTTCATAATCCGCCAGAGTGGGATAACGAACAATTCATTATTGATAAATTTAATAATATGAGCAGGGACGAGAAGATTACTTTGATACAGGAAAATATTCAAGACTTTAATCAGCAAAAGATGTGGATAAATAATCTTGATAATCTTGGATATAATTCATTCAAAGACTTTATGTTGCGGGATATGAAGCATCAGGGAATTCTTCCAGGAAAGTTTGATTGGGATAATGAGTATATTCGTCATCATCACGAAGCTCATATTCAACATAAACAGATAATTGAAGAAGGCAAAAGGCTTAATGAATTGATGGCAGAGAAACCGCCAGAGAGCCCTGTTGAAGTGGCTGATGAACCATCAGAGCAACAGATACAAAGAGAGGAACCATCAACTCCGTCTGATGTTCAAAAAGATGAACCAAAGAAAGAAGAAACTGTTGAAATGCCTTCTGATGTTTATTATACGCCAGAAAAATTAAAGAAACCAGTTGAGGAAGAACTGAAAGAAGAACCAAAAGCCGAAGAACCAAAGGCAGAAGAAAAACCGAAAGAAGAACCCAAAGAAGAACCGAAAGCTGAAGAAAAACCAGTAGTTAAACCATTAACTCCAAAAGAAGCTAAAGAAATGGGTAAGGAAGCATTTAAGTATGGAAAAATAAGAGCTCCAGCACAAAATAAAGAATTGATGGATAGGCTTGAACACGGAGAACCTGGAGTGAATATTGCTAATATGAAAGCTTGGGTAGAGGGCTGGGACGAGGCAAATCTTAAAGCACCTGTTCCTGAACCTAAAGCTGAAGAACCAAAAGCAGAGGAACCTAAACCAGGAGAAGCTCCAAAGGTAGAGGAGCCAAAGGCAGAGGAGAAACCAGCCGACAAGTTTGGGGAATATACTCAACAAGTTCAAAAACACGCTGTTGAACAGAAAGATTTTGTTGATTTTATGATTAAGTCTCAAAGCTGGCATATTGTTAGAACTAAAAAGGGTTTTGCAATTAGAAAAATTGGCAACAATATGATAAATATTGGAAAGCCAAAGATGGGGGAATATTTTAATACAAAAGAAGAAGCGAGAGGGTGGATAGACAAATTTGGCAGAGAGAATAAGATTGGTTTAAAAACTTTACTTGATAAAGCAGGTCTTAAAGAAGCTACTGCTTATGAACTATGGCAAAAATTAAAAGAGCAGGCGGGTCAAGCACCAGAAGCAAAAGCAGGAGCGGGAACACCAGCCGAAGAAGCTAAAATTGAAGCACCGAAAGAGGAAGAACCGAAAGCAGAAGAAAAGAAAAAAGGAATGAACGAGCAGGAACAACTTGATTATGCAAAGTATGTTCTTGAGAATAATCCTCTGCACGAACACGAAATAAAGCGTATGGCAGGTCTTGAAGGGGCAAATCCGCACGGGATACCAGATGACGTATGGAAAAGAGCCCTTAAGGAGATTGGAGGCAAGATTTACGTTTATGATAAAGGGAATGTTCAGGTTACTCCTGAAGGCGAAATAATTGGAGAGAAAAAAGTAGAAGAACCAAAAGTTGAAGTTCCGAAGCCAGCGGAAAAACCTAAAGTTAAAATACCGAAAGCAGAAGAAAAGAAACCAGCAAAAAAAGTAAAAGAAATACCCCTACCCGTAAAACAAATAGAAAAGAAAGCTGAAGTTAAAGAACCAGTTGAAGTCGGCGGTATGAAGGTGGAGGAAGATGCTAAAACTTTATACGATGCTTGGAAGAAAAAAATAGATGATGCAGAACTTCACCCAGGGCGAAAGGTAAAAGATGAAGTCCTTAAAGAATTCGCAGAGAAGATTGCAGGAGAAGATAAATCAAAAATAATAAAAACCCATCATTTGGCTGAAGCTTTCCAGATAGAAAGAATGAAGCACGAAGATATTAGAATGGGTGCTGATGCTGTTAGAGGCAAAATGCTGGTGGAGAAACTGATAAGAGACAAGGGAAAAACTTATGTTCCTGGATTTGAAATATATGAAAGATTAAAAGAACTCGGGATTGAAAAACACAAACATCTTGGGATAAAGGAAGATGCTTATAATCTTGCTAAAGATGTTCAGCAAAAGGTTGAGGATAATTTTGATGAAGACGGCAAAGGCTTGCTTAAATCCGCTTTAGATAAAAATATGTTTAATCTTCCTGGTGAGGAAGAAAAATATGGAGAAAAAGCACAACTTTATAATGCCGAGAAAATAGGTAGAGTAAAAAGGGTTTTGGAACTTGCCGAAAAGATAAGGGATTTGAATAAAGCCAAGAAAATAGGTTCAACTGAAATAGGTGAAGCTATGATGCACATTGGAGGGATTGAAGGCAAGGCTTATGACTTACATCATCATTACGACGAAGAACAACAGAAAAACCAGATAGCCAGAATGAATGATATTTACGGTAAGGAAAAAGTTGATAAGGCTCTTAAGGAAGGGAGAGACGAGAGGGTAAGCGGATACAAAAAACAATTCAAGAGTTTGGTGGAGGAAGCAAAGAAGCATAAAGATTATGAGAGCTTTAAAAAGGCGAATGAAAAGAATATTTTCTATAGAGATACTAATAGGGGAATGGACAGGGCGTTTGCTCACGAACCTACGAACAAGACAGAATTTTTGACCACAAAGAAGATTAGTAAGCACGACCAGGCAGTTTATCTTAATCCAAAGAATATATTTGATACGAGGAACGAAGAACACAAGAAACTTATTAAGGAATTTAATGAGCACGCAAAGAACCAAAATTATTATGATTATGAAAATTATAAAGGTTTAAGAATAAATCCATATGGACATTTAAGAACTGGAGGATTTGATAAAGAGCACGCAGGTTGGCATATTGAGGATATGATTAAGAATGTGCACAAGGATAAAGGATTTGCTGGTTATTCTTTTGCACAGGAAGACAGTCCTGAAAATATGGTTGCTTTAATACACAGACACGGTGAAGTAGCCCTGCCTGAATACGGACTTAAAGAATTATATGAGCACGCACACGAAGGCGAAGCTAAAGTTGAAACACCCAAAGAAAAGATACCAGAAAAAGTTGCAGAAGAAAAAATGCCAGAAGCCCCAAAAGGAATGAAGGGTCTTAAGGGTGCGGGTGCTGACGTATTTCAGGCAATCAAAGAGGGTGGAGTTCCTGGAATGAAAGAAGCTGGAATAAAGAAAGTGGAAGCCAAGAAACCAGCACCAAAAGGGAAGGAAGTAGCCGTTGATGATAAAGCCCAAAGAAAAAATTTTGCTGACCAGTATTTTGAAGGCAAGATTAAGAATGAAGAAGATTTAAAACACGCTATCGGCAAACGTGAAGTGTTAAAAAATATAAATCAGGTTTTAACGCAGGCAGAGGAAGCTGGAGCTGATGACATAAAGTTGGTCGGTAAGAAAGGCGGTGGTGGGCACGTTGAATATAAGGGCAATATGCTTGGTAAAGAATACCAGACAGACGCAATGTTAAATGCTGTTTATAATAACGTTGTAGCATTAAAGAAAGCCAAAATAAAGAATTTGGTGGAATTTGTTGAACACGTAAATAAAGGTTTAGCAAAATCCATTATTGAAGATTTAATTAAAGCGGGAGAAATACCAATACCTACGCCGAAACTTGGTGGTTCTGCTCCCCAGAAAACACCCATACTTCCTGGAACAAGACAACCTTCAAAGTTAAAAGGACAGATGAGACCAGGACATAAATATATTCGCAGAGAAGGACAACCTGGCAGTTATGTTTATTATTATCGTGACCCGCAGGGAAATCTTTACACAAGCGATAAGCCGTTGCACGATGAAGGAAAGCATAAACCGTTATTTGGCGGAGCTGGGCACGAAAAAGAGCACAGGCATTTACAAGATGATGTTTGGGCAAAGCACAAAGAAGCTGGTAAGCTTGAAAGTGATGTTGTCAAAAAATATGAGATACACGCTCTTAATGAAGAAGCAAAAGCTGGAAATCTTCTTTTCTTAAGAAGCAATAAAACTCCATTTGGCGATATATATTTTTATGCCGATAAAACAAATGGTATGATACACGCAATATCTACACCTGGCGGGCTTGAAGCAATGAAAAATGTTCTTCCTGTATATGGACATAATCAGGCTGAATTAAGACTAAAAGATGAAGTCTGGGCAGAGTTTGAGAAAAATGGTGTTGCTGATTTAGACCACGTTGAGAAATGGAAAAAATGGAGAGAACACGAAAGAAAGAAAGCTGGGCGAAGTGATTATTACCAATATGGACAGGCTAAAGAACAGGAAAAACCAGAAGCTACTAATTTAGTGGAAAAATTAGGGAAGATGGCTGAAGCTCAAAGAAAAGTTTCTGAACCTGCTGGAGTGGGCAAGGGTATGGCTCCGCAACTTGACCCGACAAGAACCATAATGCCTGGCGAAGTTCATATTGACCCTGAACATCATCATACCAAAAGAAACGATATTGAAAAGATGATGAGCCCAGCGAAGGACGGAAAATATAAATATGTTGGTTTAATGAAAGATGAAGGCGGGAGAGAGGGCATTAACCTCGTTGCCAAAGTAAAGATTGATGGCGACGGTTGGGGTGTTCTTAAACCTCTTGATGGAGAAAGTCACAAAGGGGGAATGATTTTTCACAACATACCGAGTGGGACGCAGGGATTTAGGGAAGTTTTTGCATACGAACTTTCAAAGCTTTTTGGTAGCGACTTGGTTCCCCCGACAATACTTGTTCCAGTTACGAAAGAGGTGGCAGACAAACACAAAGGATTGAAAGAGGGCGGTATGGCTTCTCTCCAGCATTTTCTTGATTTGGGAGCAAATAAACAAGATTATGATATGGGCGGTTTAATGGGTGAAAAAGGTCAACTCAATAGAAATAAGCAAATGCACAATCTCGCTCTTTTAGACGCCATATTGGGTAATGCAGACAGGCACGGCGGTAATATTATGATGGATAAACGAAATGGAAATATTTTTGCTATAGATAATGGATTGCTTGGAGCTAAAGCCTATTATATGAATACAAGGTCATTAGACTACGCTTATTCTCACAGTTTAGATAGATTAGACAATGAAGATATGGAGAGGCTTGAAAAACTCGCACAGAATTTTGATAAAGTAAAAGATATGATTATGAATTCTGGTATGCACTCCGACAAGGATATGCTTACATTGCAGGCTGAAATGATGGAGAATAGAATAGCCACAATGTTAAATGATGGTAAAATACCGAGTGGAACCCGCATAGAACAAATAGATAATATGTATTACAAAAAATATAAAGATGAGGAGAGGGCAAAAGTAAAAGCAATAGAAAAAGAAGGGGAGAAAAAGCAAAGAGTGAGAGAAAGGAAGTTTATGAAAGACCTTGCTGGCGAAGGCGGAGCAATGAAAATAATTACTCCTTCTGACCCTATGCACATTAAAGCACAAGACCTTGATTTAAAACAACTTGAAATACACGCAAAGCAGATAAAGATGAACCCGAGATATAAGAAACTGGGTTTTGATGAGAAGGTTGAAAAACTTAAACGTTTGCTTGATGATAACCAATCTAAAAAGTTTGACAAATTCAAAGAAGCAGTTGTCAACTCAAAATTTAAACTTCACGAACAATGGAAAGCGAGAGAAGATTTTGTTAATGCCCTTGATTATCGCCAGGTCAACAGGTTCTTTGACCTCGGACTGCATAAGGGAGCCATAGGTGCAATGATGATGGCGAAGAAATTGAAATTTGACGAGATGGATAAAGAGCATAGAAAGTTTTTGAACCCGTTCCAGCAACATCAGCTTGATGACTTTATGAGGGTAAGCGACAGGGATATAAGAATTAACGAGGGAGCCAGAATGATAGATATTATGACAAATCATCAAATTGATAATTTCCTAAATTTACACGCTGGAAATGTAGGCAAAGAATTAAAAGAATATTACCATAAACAAGATGTTGACCCTGCTAATAGATATTGGAGAAGGCTTGATAATGGAGATGCAATAAGAAGGGAATTCAGGAAGGATTGGGGTAATGCCAAAGATTTCACGGAACAGCAAAAAGTAATGGATAAGTTGAGCAAGCATATTACGACTACAGACCTTCTAAATATGCTTAATTTAAAAATTGTGGACGGAGTTAAAAAGCAGATGATAGTAAACATACTGGATAGGAGAGGTTTGGCTTACCGTCCAGCACAGGAAGAAACCCTAAAGGCGGGGGTATAAGGAGTGTTTATGTATTTAAAATTTTACATTGAATTTTGGGATAACTGGAGCATAAAAGACAACCCGAAGAAAATAGGACGGATTGGCTGGGACGACAAAGCCAAGAAGTTTGTCGTTATCGGCAAAGATGATGAGACAAAGAGAAAGGTTCAATTTCTCTATAAAGAGGTCTTGGAAGGACGCAAAAGCAAAGAGGAGCTTAAAAAGGCAAAAAACAAGCCGTTCAAATATCTGGATATTATTTCAGAATTTTATTCTCACGGAACGGCATACACGGTTTCTGATGTTAAATACGGAGATAACGAATTATGAAGTATGACGAGAAAAACGTAGCAAATAGCGAACAAATGAAGTTTATTGATGATACCATTGATGAGGTGTTTAAACCAGCAAAAGAGGAAACCTTTGATTTGGTAAGTAAAATAATGCTTTTGGGGATTATGCTTGGTATTTATTCAAAGGTTAATGAAGACCCTGATAAATTAAGAAAAATTCCAGAGCTTAAATGGTCTCGTTTTCAACTGATAGGAAAAGATGAATTAACGCCTCAACAGTCTGTAATTCTTCATATAAGACAAGCAATTCCATTGAAACCGCACCAAGAGAAACTTCTTCAGTTAGCCGAGCAAAATATAGGTATTTACATAACAAATATCTCTGACACAGTTAGGAAGGAAGTAAAAGGGGAAATCATAAGAGCTTATATGGAAAAGAAGCACCCGAGACAGCTTTCTCACGAACTCTATAAAAAGTTTGATGGTTTAAAGAAGAATTGGCGTCTTATTGCCGTTACCGAGACAGCAACGATGGCAATTACGGGCTTTTTATCAACTTTGCAGGAGGGTGATAAAATAAAAGGGTATTCTTTACCTGGGGCTTGTGACGAGTGCCGAAGGTTTGTAGATAGCAAAATCTTTATATTTACTAATAATCCACCAGTATCTTCTAATGACCCGATGCAAAAAACGCACGTTTGGATAGGGAAGTCAAATTTTGGAAGAAAGAGAGCCGATTGGTTCCCCTGTCTCCCGCTTCACCCTGGGGAACGCTGTATGTGGATAAAGGTGTAAAAATGAAATTTACAAAAGGACATATTCCCTGGAGTAAAGGGAAAAGGGGTCTGTTTAAGCAAACAGAAGCTACTAAATTGCTTATGAGCAAACAAAGAATTGGACACCCGAATTACTATAAAGGCAAAAAAGTAAAGGTTAAATGTTTAAAATGTGGTAAAGAATTTAATGTTCACCCTTGCGATATTAAGAATGGTAGAGGAAAGTATTACAGTAAAAGATGTTATAATGCTTCTTCTGCTTGCTTAATAAAGAAAGGCATTAAACTCTTTGAGGGCAGGAAACATAAGCCAGAAAGTCTTATAAAAATAGGTAAAAAAACATCAGAAAGGGAACCCTGGAATAAAGGAAAGGTTATGCTGTTTATGGGTAAAAACAGTCCTTATTATAAAAATGGTAATTCTCCTATAAAAAGACGCATAAGAGCTTCCTCAAGGTATGAGCAATGGCGACAGCAAGTATTTATTCGTGATGATTTTACCTGTAGAAAATGTGGTAAAAGAGGCGGTATTTTAAACGCCCATCATTCAAAAAAGACGTTTTCACAACTACTTTTAGAGGTTAAAGAGAATTTGCCATTGCTGGAATTATATGATGCCGTTATGATTTATTCCCCATTTTGGGATATTGATAACGGAGAAACCTTTTGCGAGAAATGTCATATCGCTGAACACAAGAAAAGGAGGAAAAATGGGTGAGGCAACTACCAGAGATACCAGAATGAAGCATTATATTAGGTCAATTCATCGCCAAATAGAGCATTTACCACACGAAATTGACCGTATCCAAGCTCGGCGTGCCCTGGTTGGAATGAAAGATGAATTGGGCGTTGAATATAATGTGGGGGATAAAATTAGGAAAATTAAGAAAATAAAGAAATCTCTATCCCATTTTATTCGTCTATCGGATAGACAGGTGGAGAAGAAGTAATGAGGCAATGTTCCTGTGGACAGAAAATAGTTCAAGAGCGTTCTAACGGAGAGATTGCGATTAAGAACCGTATTATATTGGCGAAGTCAGATGGCGTATATGCTGTTTGTCCACATTGTAAAGCAGAAAACAAAATAGAAGAACTTCATTTTCAGTTGACGTCGCACGTCATTCTTAATAATAGTGCGAATTCAACCGCAATTATTAAGAATACACTTGACAAATAGGAGATATTATGTTATAATCTATTAAAATAATCTGGGAGTAGTAGGGGAGTATTCTCCGACCAGTCGTGTAAGGTCAAAGAGCGAATTCAAAGGCTAAAGGACAAATTAAAAATGTCTTTTAGCCTTTTTGTTTTAAAAGGCAAATTCTATAAAAGGAGGGAAGTCAAATGCCGACAATAGACGAAAAAGTTGGATTGAAACACGAGGTCAACTTTGATGCTGACCCCAATCTCAATGCTATAAAGATTGAGATGAAAAAGTTGCAAGATATGTGCAATCTGATGAAAGCATCTTTGAACGATGCTGTAGCAAACGCAGGCGTGGTATCTATTCCTATCACGACTGAAAATATTGACCTGTAAGAGGAGATTATGGCGGAAAAACTTCTGGAAAATTTGGGAGAGTTTGAATTCTGGTTCCCGATAGACAAAGCAAATGCAAGAGTTGAAAACGGGAAAAGAATTGTTTATGGTGTAGCTTCAGATGAGACCCTTGATATGGACGGGGAAATTGTTTCTTCTCCCGCTATAAAAAAGTCTCTTAATTATTTATTGAAGCACGGACGTATTGATTACGACCACAAATCAAAACTGGAACCCAAATACATAATCGGTGAACCTCTGGAAGCAAAGTTTGATAATAAAAACAATTTCCATATTAAGACGCTACTTTACAAAGGTCTTGAGATAGCAGACCAAGTATGGGAGCAACTTAAAGCTGGAAACAACAGGCTTGGTTGGTCTGTTGGCGGGCGAGTGCTTGCGAAGGCAATGCAGTTTGACAAGTCGCTTAACCGCAGAGTTTCAAAAATTACAAACGCCTTAATCAATCATATCGCTCTAACTCCCCACCCGAAAAACCTAAACACTTTTGCAACGGTAAAGCCCTATAAGGAATGGTTAAAATCAATGGGCGACCCAACGCATAATTGTTGCGGTATGTGTGAAATAGTGGGAAGTAAAAGTTGTGCTGAAATGCACAAAGCAATTTCTACATCTGGAGGCACGGCTTTAGGAACCAACCCAGTAATTCCGCAAAGCCTTGAGAAAGATGTAAAGAGATTTAAGGAATATGTTCGTTCCAAAAGTTTTTCCACCTGTCCCAAAAAAACCGCAAGCTTTCTTATGTCCAAAGGAATGGATAAAGAGACAGCATATTGCGTTGGCGATTACGTCGCTAAAAACAAAGATAGATTAACGAAACTAATTAAAAGGAGGAAATGAATATGAGCAAGGAAACCAAAAACAAGGAAGAAGTTGAAAAATCCCTTGACCAGGCGGTTGAGGATTTGGAAAAGTCCATTAACGACGAAGAAGTGACTGCTTCTGATGACGTTGAAAAGGCGAAGAAAGAGGAAGAATGTAAAGAGGACGAGGAAGCGAAGGGAAAGAAGGAAGACGAGGACGATGACGAGGAAGCCAAAGGCAAGAAAGAAGAAGATGACGAAGAAGCCAAAGGCAAAAAGGAAGACGAGGACGATGACGAGGAAGCAAAAGGTAAAAAGGAAGATGATGATGATGACGAAGAAGCCAAAGGAAAGAAAGAAGAAGATGATGACGACGATGACGAAGAAGAAGCAAAAAAGAAAGAAACCAAGAAAAGCTTCAGCGAGACCGTAAAGTCAAACGAGCAGATGAAAAATGCTCTTGAGGTTTCGGAATTCTTGGCAAGTCTCGTAAAGAGCTTAAGCGAGAGCATTGACACTCTTTCCGCAAAAGTTGAAAGCCTGGAGAAATCCAATGTGAAATTCAAAAAGGCATTTTTGAAATCGCAGGAAGCACAGAACGATTTCATTAAGAGCCTCGGCGACAGCATTGAAGAATTCGGTGAAGCACCGATGCCTTCAAAATCAAAGAGCGGAAGGTCAATAGAAAAATCCTTCAGAGGCAACGAAGGAGATAAAGGCAAGGAACTGTCAAAAGCTCAAATCGCTGACAAACTTGCAAATCTTGAGGTGTCAGGCAAAGCTCCAGTAGGGGCAACTTCAAAATTTGAAGTTACTGGCGTCCTTGATAAATCTCTGGAAGGTTTGATTTACGGAGAATAATTTTTAAAGTTCCAAAAATTTTAATTAAGGAGGACATTCAATATGTCAATAGAAAATATGGTGTCGTTAGCCGACTATGAAGGTCTCCAGGGATTTGGCGGAGGCGACCTCGCTTCTGCATCAATTCTTGATGACCTGAACAAAGCTATTTCAACAGGCTACGATGTCGCATTTCAAACTGGTGGCGGTGCATTGAGACCGCAGTCGCTTGAAAGCACATTGAAAGTGTTGACCTTCCAAGACCAGCACGTAAAACTCTGGAAGAAGATAAACAAAATACCTGCATACAGCACAGCCGAGGAATACAACAGGTTGACTGATTACGGTGCTGACAGCGGGGCGTTCTTCCAGGAAGGCGGTCTGCCGAGGGAAGAAGATACACAATACGAAAGAAAGGTTGCGTTAGTCAAATTCCTGGGAAGCACCAGGGTTGTAACGCACCCAGCAACTCTTGTCCGCTCTGCTCACGGGGATATTCTTGCCCTGGAAGCAAGGAACGGAACGCTCTGGATTATGAGAGCGATAGAAAAATCGTTATTTTTCGGAAGCTCAAGGGAAGTTCCCTTACAGTTTGACGGCTATGCTAAAATGCTTGCCGATGGCGGAAACGTCATTGACGCACAAGGTATGCCGATTTCTGAAGGTATCCTTGAAAATGCGAGCCAGGTCGTAGCGATAAACTACGGTATGGTGACTGACTGCTTCCTTTCAACAAAAGCGATAGCGAACATTGCAAAGACCTTCTTTCCGAGGGAACGTGTTCAGCTACCTGCTCCTGAAAAAGGTGTTGTCGGTGTTCCGATAACTCACTTCTCCAGCCAGAATGGTGTGTATGCTTTCAATCCTGATGTTTTCATCAGGGAAGGCTCTGCACCTATTACTCCTGGACAGACAGGTGCTCCTGCGATTACGGGGTTAGGTATTGCCTCGGGTGCGGGTGCAGGCACAACTTACAAACTGAAAGCGGGTGCGTATGACTGGAAAGTTTCTGCGGTCAACTCAAACGGCGAAAGTGCATCTGTCGGCGGTTCCATCGTGCAGACAGTAGCGGATACGAACAGGGTGGCTCTGACCATCACTATTCCGACCGCAACACCGACGCAAGACCAGCCTGCTCCGACAGCTTACAAGATTTACAGGCAGACAGCTTCAGGTGCGTTTCTTTATCTGAAAACTGTTGTTCCCGCTGACGACAGCGGATACACGCCTGGCGACCCGACATTTGTGGTATATGACGACGGGTCAATCATTGAGGGAACGTCTCCTGCGTTCTTCTTTGATATGAACCCCATACAAGTTATGGCGTTCAAGCAATTAGCACCGATAATGAAGTTACCATTAGCAACCATTTCGGCGGCGATTAGGTTTATGATACTCCTATACGGAGTTCCTATCCTTTACGCTCCGAAGAAAGGTGCTTTGGTAATCAACGTCGGAAGCTCGGCAGTTCCGTTGAACCTCTTATAGTTTGCGTAGAAACTATATTATATTTTAAAATTGAATAGTGTGGAAAAAAATGAACGCTCTACGCCTTCAGGGAGTAATCGTAAGGTTGCTCCCTTCCACACCTTTCATACTTCTCGGATTAAGGATTGAGTGTAATGCTACACTTTAAAATAAAGCCAGATGTTGGATTGCCTATATTGATAAATGACGACGCAGGACAAGTTGGCGTTCCCGTGTTTGAAGCTTTTAAGTTTGATACCACGTCAGGTGGAAGCGGAGACACGAATGAGCTGGCTCTTTTTTGTTTTAATGATGATGCAAGTTTTAAATATGTCACACCCCAAGTTTCTTTAAGCGGTAGCGACCCAGTATTACAAAAATCTTGGTTTAAATTTTTGGATAACAAATATGTTGCTGGTAGTGTTCCTAATGAAACAGAATGGAATACCTACGGAATAGCGGGAACAAGCTATCTTGATTTAGATGAGATTTCCGAGGCAAGCGGAACAAATCCAGAAAGAAAATTCTGGATACGCTGTTTTGTTCCAGCAGGAATAAGCACCGCAAACTTGACAGGATTAAAATTAAAAGCTGATGCCGTTGAAGAAGCGGTTTAATTAAAGGAGGAATAAACTTATGGCTATTACTAAAATAAGAACCGACACGCAGTTACAAGGTAATTCCCTTACTCTTGGGTTGGGCGGTGTTGGCAACGCTGGTCAACTGATATTAAATGAGAGTGCTTTGGACGCAAAAGATGCAGTCCTTCATGTTTACGGAGAAACGACTATAGAAGGAGATTTAACTGTAAAAGGCACGACTACTTCAATCAACACCATTGAAGTTAATCAGTCGGCAACCATTACGAATGACCTGACCGTAAACGGGAACACCAAACTTGGAAACGAGGTTACTGATACAAACGACATTAAAGGTATTACAGTTGTTTTTGGTGGAAGTTTGGCTATTAAAGTCATTACCCAATGGCAAAAGGTATCCGACAGTTCCGTGATGTGTGAAATAGACAATGAGACTGGCAATTTGCAGTCCCAGGGTTCTCTTGAAGCGGGAACTTCTCTTGTCGTAGGAACGACCGCAGATGTTACGGGCGATTTCAAAGTCAATAGCACAATGTTTACTGTTGATGCTTTAACAGGTAATACAGTTGTGGCTGGAACTCTTGATGTTGGAGATAACCTCAAGGTTGCAACAACTATGTTTACCGTTGAAGCTTTAACGGGCAATACTGTTGTTGGGGGCACTCTCCGTTCCGTAGGGGATTTTGATGTTGCGACTACGATGTTCACAGTTGCTTCTGCTACAGGGAATACAGGTGTTGGTGGAACACTTCACGTAGTAGGCGACCTTGATGTAGCTACCACAATGTTTACAGTTGCTTCAGCGACAGGCAATACAGTTGTTGGAGGCACTCTCCGTTCCGTAGGAGACTTTGATGTTGCTACCACTATGTTCACGGTTGCTTCCGCCACAGGAAATACAGTTGTAGGTGGAACTCTTGACACAACGGGTGACTTTAGGGTTGCAACGACAATGTTCACGGTTGTTGCTTTAACTGGTGACACTCACGTCGCAGGAGATTTTGATGTAGCGACAACTATGTTTACGGTTGCTTCCGCTACGGGTGATACGGTCATAGGTGGAACCCTTGATGTTGCCGATGACTTCAAAGTTGCGACCACAATGTTTACGGTTGACGCATCAACGGGTGATGTCGGTATAGCGGGTATGCTTACCATTCCAGGAACGGGTATGACATTTGGTATAACGATAATAACCGAAGCGAGCATCATAATATTAACCGCTGGTACATCTTCAAATGCAGATAGTTTACATACTCATACCGTATTCAACAACGCATTGCACTATCATTTAAGAGTTCAAAAAATCGGTTCGGATTGTGTAGGTCAAGTTCTCACCCTTGCGAACACACACCTTACATTTACCGAACAGGTTTTTCTTAACGGTGCATTGCTTCGTGAAGGTGCTGGTAATGACTACGTGGTTAATCATCTTGCAGGTTCATCTACGATTACTTTTGCTTCAGCTCCGAACGCAAACGATAACATAAGCGTTTGGATTGAAGAAAAGTATGCAACATTATAACCAACTGGGGGAGAGCGGAACTCTCCCCCATTAAACTATGTTACCATTATTTTGGACAAAAATAACGAAGATAAAGAACATTTCACCAAACAAGGGTATGATACTATTTGATACTTTTGGATTATTCGGAATAGAGTGGAATGAAACCTATGACCTCCTTACAGGAAAAGTTACAATATTTGATGGTAGAGTTATAAAAACAAAAAAGTTTGGAGAAAAGGTTATAGAAAGAGCACAAAAAGAATTGCACGATTGCGTTAAAAGTGGTTGGTTAAAAGATTTGACACCTAAAATGTAGGAGGTTTTATGCCCGCACAAATTACAAGGGTAAAAAATATATCCGCTAATCACGGCAAAGTTAAGGTTGAGCAACTTATACACGATGAAACCAAGCTACCTTTGATTATTGTTTACAATCAGACTGTTGACCTTATTGAAGCAGGTTATCGTGCACAACAAATTACAGATGCTCAATTTGAACTTCAGGCGTTCTGCAATCCGACTGTTGCGTGGTTAGAGGATTTAACACCATAGGAGTATAGATAATGCCTAAAACAAGTATTAGTAAAGACTTAATACGTTTACCATATAATTCTACGGGAGCTATGACGGCTTCTGATATTAAATTAAGCCCATCTGAAGATATTGCTATTCGCACAGACCTTGATACAAGAGTTCAGCTTAATCCTACAAATCCGCAAACAGGTGGAATAAAATTAACAAATTCTGGACAATTAAGTATTGAACTTGGCAGTTCCAATGGTGGAGCACAGAAATTTTCTATTATTGTTTCCCCAAGCTGGCTGACTGGTTCTTTGCATATTTACGATTTAACTGGAGACGCCAGCGTTGTATCTATAAAAAACTTAAAGGTTGGTCTTGGCACAGGTTCAGTTGAGCCGACGGAAAAACTCCAAGTTGCTGGTCATATTGACTTAACAAAAAATCAAATTAAAAATATTTGTATTCATAATGTCACGTCAGATGCCCGTCCAGCATCTCCAAATGTTGGACAAATGATATTTGAAACTGATACAAAGAAAATGCTGAAGTGGGACGGCACAGATTGGACGGAGATGGGTGGCGGGGGTGGCGGTCAAATTATACAAAACTATGCTACTTTTGATGCAACGAATGGACAAACAGTTTTTAATCTGCCATTTACTTATACTCCAGGAGGTAATACATTACAGGTATTTTGTGATGGTGTATTAAAAAGAATTACAGATGATTATGCCGAAACGAATAATAATACCGTAACTTTTGTCTCTGGTAGAAGCCTCAATGAAAAAGTAACTTTCAGGGTTGTATTAACAACGTCTTCAACTGCAACAACAAGATATGTTCAATCATTTATAAGCCAGACATCAGTAGTAGTTAATCACAATTTAGAGAATTATCCCATAGTTCAGGTTATTGATAACAGCGGAAATGTTATTATTCCCGATAGCATAGTCAATAATTCCACAAACCAATGCACAATTACTTTTGGTTCTTCGGAAACAGGAACTATTATATGTATAGTAGGTAGCTCGGGCACGGCAACAGCAACTAATGCCTTAACAATTAAAGCAAAAAGTGCAACTGGTGGATTAAGTGCTTTCAATGTTGTGTTTAAAAATTCAACCGCAGACGAATATGGAAAAGCAAATGCAAGTTCGGTTTCAACTATGCCTGCCTGCGGGATTATTTTAACTGATTTAAGTGCAGGAAGCATAGGTGATATGGTTGTTTTGGGTGAAGTTACTAATCCTTCGTGGACTTGGACACCAGGAGGAGATATATTTGTAAATACAGTTGACGGTAGTTTAACGCAAACAGCACCAACAGGAGCAGGAAAAGTTGTTCAAATAGTGGGTTATGCTAAAACTGTTACAACTGCTGTATTTACTTTTGATAGATTTAGAACAGTTCTTGGATAATAGGAGAGTTTAATGCCAGTTGTTAAAATGTTAAAAATTGATAATGGTGTATGTAAGGAGATTGCAATAGATAGCGTTGTAGGTGTAGCTTCTCCTGGGGCAATACATTCATACGCAGGTTCTTCTGCACCTAACGGCTGGTTAGTGTGTAATGGTGCAAGTTATCTTACAGCGGACTATCCAGACTTATTTGCTGTTATCGGATACACTTATGGGGGAAGCGGAGCGAATTTTAACGTGCCAGACCTGATGACAAGAGTGCCTATATGTTACAAAAGCGGAGATACAGTTTTTGGAACTATGGGTGCTGTAGGCGGAGCAAAAACTCACGTTTTGATAACGCAGGAGTTGCCAGTTCATAATCACGGCGGAATAACGGGTGCACCATCAGCCGACCACGCTCATACATACACAAGGTCGCCCTGGAATACTGCGGTGTTAAGAGGAGATGGCAACCAACGTGAAAGTGGTGAATACTGGGCAACAACAGGTGGAGTTACGAGTAATCATAATCATAATATTGCGTGGACAGGCGGAAACGGAGCACATAATAATTTGCAACCTTATATTACATTAAATTATATTATCAAATATTAGGAGCAGATATGGCATTAGTTAAAACAATAAAAGTTGTTAATGGTGTTTGCAAAGAAATAACTACAGATAGTATTAGCTTTATTCTTCCCGCTGGGGTTATTAGACCGTATTCTGCTTTAGCAGTTCCAACAGGCTGGTTGGCGTGCGATGGTGCAAGCTATCCTACAGCAAGCTATCCAGATTTATTTGCTATTATCGGATATACATACGGGGGAAGTGGTGCGAATTTTAATGTTCCTGACTTAACAACAAGAATTCCTGTAGGCTACAAAAGTGGAGATGCGGATTTCGGTGCGTTAAATCAAAAAGCAGGAGAAGCAAAACATATTTTAACTATGGCTGAAATGTTTTCGCACAGTCACAGTCTTGGCGGAATAAATCAGAACCATCAACATTATTACGAATGTCCTAATGATGCACAATATAATTATGTGGGGTCACCTTATCGTGGTGCCCCATATTATAATGCTTATTCAAGTTGGACAACAGGAGTAAATGGTGGTGAAACACATACTCATAGTATTTATAATGCAGGATTAGACCAGTCACACAATAATTTAATGCCATACATTGTTTTAAATTATATTATTAAATATTAAGGGAGATATATGCCAGTTAATACATTGAAATATGTAAATGGAGTGCACAAAGAAATAGTATCAACAGACAGTATTTATGGAATTGTTCCCGCTGGCGTTATTTATTCTTTTGCTGGAGGTAGTGCTCCAACGGGTTGGTTAATATGCGATGGTGCAAGCTATCCTACAGCAAGCTATCCAGATTTATTTGCTATTATTGGATACACTTACGGTGGTTCGGGAGCCAATTTCAACGTGCCAGATATAACTACAAGAGTTCCTGTTGGATATAAAAGCGGAGATGCAGACTTTGGTGCGTTAAATCAAAAAGCAGGCGTTAAAACCGTAACAATAGATTTGGCTTCTATGGCAAGTCATAGTCATTATAATCCAGCCCCAGATGTTTTGGATTACAGAACAGGGTGGATAAGTGTTGACCATACTCATAATTATTTGCATCAAAATATGGCTTTTGCATATTATCCAGGTGGTAATTGGGCACCATATTATTGGTATGGAACTTATACGGGAACTGTTTCAGCAGACCACAGTCATACTATTTCAAATAATGGTGGAAATGGAGCACATAATAATTTACAGCCTTATATCACATTACATTATATTATTAAGTATTAAGGGAGGTATTTATGAGTGAAGAATTTAAAGCAGAAATTGCAAGTGTTGGAGGAACTGAACCTACCAATATTACGGCAGGAGACAGGGTAGTTTTAGTGATAAATCCTACAACTCTTACAGGCGGACAGGTTCTTGCAGATAAAGTAGTTCCAGCAGGTAAAAAAATGTTTCTCGGTTGGTCTTTTGGTGGCAGATTAGAGGACATTTAAACAAAGGAGTAATTTATGCTATACAAACATTATGTAAAAATAGATGGCGAAAATAGGGTCATAAAACCGTTCAGCGATGCCTTTGAGCAACCCGTAGAGGGCGACAAGTTTATTAAAGATAGCGACGACAGGTTTTACGACCTTCCTTGTGTAAAGAATATTGATGGTTCATATAATTGGAAATGGGACGAAAACTCTGCAACGATAGTTGAACGAACACAGGAAGAAAAGCAAGTAGAAATAAACGCTCAAAGAAAAACGGAGTTATTTGTATATATTCAGGATTTACAGAAGCAATTAGATGCTCTTGCTAATCTTAAAGTCTATACCGATATGCCAGAACTGGACATAAATGCTAAAATGGCAGAAATTGAAACAGCAAGAGATACAGCAATAATTGAATATAATACTTTATAGGAGCAATCTATGAGAGTGAATGGTAATTTAGTTGCAACAAATTTGTTAAATGCCTGGACGCCGTTAGTGGGTATTGCTGGCACTCGTTCAAGCAATACAGTTTTTACTATTCCAGGTGATTATACACCTATAATTCGTAAAGGAGATAAAGCTAAATTAACAGATACTACGACCAAATATTTTTATGTCGTCGCAACACCTACTTTTGGTGGAGGAAATACAACGATAACTATATTTGGTGGAACGGATTATTCTCTTGTCGGCAATCCGTCAAATATTTATTTTAGTAAAGCAGAAACCCCACAAGGTTTCCCAAATGTGTTTAATTGTGAAGGTGTTGTCTGGGATTTGAATACTATTTGTCATTATGGAGGAGGAGCTCCAGTAAAGGACTATGTTAAAATGAAGATACAGGGTCAAACTTGTTATTTTTGGGCGGAATATGAAAATTATAGTTCAGCACAAAAGGTAGGAACATTCAGAATGGTTAGATTTACTTTACCTGCCTCTTATCCTCCATTATCAAGATATTACAATAGAGTTGCAATAGGAGTGATTTATCTTCAATGTGCTCCTAACGGTAATGATGAACCATCTGTAGGTATGATGGCTTCTTTTGAAGATAATGGTTTTTTTGGTTCGTATGATATAACTTTAACTGATGGACAGGCATTGGGGGAAATAGGTCTGTCTTTTAATTATCCAATTTAACAAGGAGAAGATATGAATATTAACAATACAGTATTTTTTGCTGTTCAACGATTAAGACCAGGTGCAAAATATAGAATGACTGCAAATTCTTACGAAGGTATAGTATGGGAAGATACGGAGCAAGAAAAGCCAACAGAAGTAGAAGTAAACGCTGGAGTTGTTATTATACTGGCAGAGAGACAAGCAATGGAATATCAAAGATTAAGGAAACCAGAATATCCTTCATTGGGGGATTTTGCTGATGCAATTTATTGGGCTCAAAAAGGTAATAATGTTTTACTTACTCAATGGATTGCTAATTGTGATGCTGTTAAAATAAAATATCCAAAACCACAATAAAGTAGGAGACTATGGCAAATACTTTAATATTAGCACAAGATATAGCAAGCGACCAGATAACGAATTTTCATATTAGTCCGACCGCTGGCATCTTGGCTTCCAAAATAGATACTGCAAGTGCAACTAATCTCGTAAGAAAGATTACCGCAGGCACAAATATTATTATCACAGGCGGGGACGGGAATGGACACGGGGAATTAACTATTACAGCCGTTAATTTGTTTGTAATTGAATATAGATATAATTATGTAGCTACACCAGGACAGACGGTATTTACTCTCCCCGTAGCATATACACTTAACTATATAAATATGAAAGTTTATAAAAACGGAGTATTATTAAAACCTGTAACGGATTATACCGAATACAATACTACAACCGTTGTTTTTATTGCCCCGTTAAGCGGTGGAGAATACATTTCATTTATCTGGGCAGTTGGTCAGGGAGCAACAAATGCCGACACGGTTGACAGCATACACGCTTCAGCTACACCATTAACAAATCAGTTGTTGCCTCTGGGTTCCGATGCTCAATTTGTTCACGAAGCATTAAAAGCTGTCCCTAACGAGAACCACATCAACACAAGGGATATAATGTGGGGCGGAAGGGGCTGTGTTTATCTTCCAATATACACCGATGGTTATGACGCTGGCAGATACGGTTTGCCGATTAACTACGGATATACTGCGAATGGATTTTATCTCGGTAAAAAAGAAGGGTTTTATCCGAGTGGTTCAAACCGTAAATTGATGCAGAGCACAGACCCGATGAAAGTAGCAAGGCTTGCTGGTCTTACGTATCATTTTAACGATAATTACGATGAGGCAGGAGGGTGGGACGCAACTTTAAATTTAACGGCGGTTGGGTCTCCTTCTTTTACGAATTTAGGCGGAAGTTATCCTGCTGGTAATTCGGCATACGCCAAGTGTGTGCAAATTCCAGGCGGAAGCTATCTTTATGTAAATACTCCAAGAGGAATAAACACAAATACAAATATGAGGACTATATCTTTCTGGATAAGGGTAAGTAGTTATCCTTCTCCTGGCAATATACGCAAATTTTTTAGTTTTGGTTGCACGGGAGCTATTCCAACTGGAAACACGGGTAATGGAATAGAAATGGCGATAAATGAATTTGGAAGCATCGGATTTGGAGAATATTTTGCTTCTCCCCCCAGCACTTATAATCACCCAGGATTTCTCTGGAGCACAAATAGTGTTCCTTTAGATACTTGGGTTCATTGTGAAGTGACAACCAATTCAAGCGGATATTCAACATTACAGCTTTCCGTAGGGGGAGATGCAAGAAGATTTATTGGTTCAGCACAAATCAATACAGGTTTCGCTGGCAAATTGTTAATTGGGGCTGGTCTTGATAATTCTGGCAATGTATTGGCTAATTTTGCAGGATATATAGATGAGTTTAAATATGAAAATACAGGGAAAGTAAACGAAACACAAGCTCCCTATGTCACACCGACCGTTCCTTCTGCTGATTACGAAGATGATTTGATAGACGGGAAAAGAGTAGCCGAAAATTGGTATGGTGTATTTGCTGTAGATGATGGAAGCGGAGGATTTAATCTTAAAATAGTTCCCTTCATTAGAGTTCGTAGTGATAGTGGTAATAGCATTACTTTTGGATTACACAAAAGTCCTGCATCAGCACAAAACTACAGCTTTGTCACCAATTCTTTAATAGGAGCTAAAATAGTATTTTTAACTGGTGGAGCTAAAGCAGTTGTCAGAAACGTGACCGCAAATGATGGCAGTTCTCTTTCTTATGATGGAACCGACTTGACAACATATACAGCACAGGGGGATTGGGCTATTCTTTCTCCTTATCCAGCTACCAACTTTAGATATGTGGGTTGTTTTGCAACAATGAGCAATTTTAACATAAGAAGATTTATGAAAGTTGGGGATAAATACACATTTCCGCCTCAAAGAGTTTTAACAAACGGTGCAAATTTCAATCCGACCCCGATTGATTTAATGGCAAATCTCGGAGTTTCTCCGCTCGCCAGTATTTGCGGTGGTAATGTATGGAGTGACAATGGCAAGGAGTTGTCTTTAATGTCACTTTATTCTTACTTAAGCGGAGATGACAGTTACCAAATATCACAGTATTTTAATTTTGCTGGAACGACATATTGGTATTCTCCATTCAAAAATTTAATAATAGACATTGGGAGTGTTGTTTATTATTTTGGATTGTATTTAAGCGGTTCTCAAGCGTATATGGATATAACTGATTTTGAGGAGTAAAGATGGCTAATACTTTAATACTGGCACAAGATATAGCAAGTCAGCAAATAACGGACTTTCATATTAGTCCTTCTGCGTCTATTTCCGCTTCCAAGATTAACACTTCGGGGGCGACCAATGTTGTAAGTCAGGTATCGGCTGGAGCGAATATTATTGTTTCTGGCGGGGACGGAAGCGGACACGGTTCAATAACTATTCAAGCAACTAATCAGGATATTATTGAATATCGCAATAATTTTGTTGCTACTCCAGGGCAGACTGTTTTCACGACTACGAGTGCTTATGTAATGGGTTATAAAAACTTGAAAGTGTTTGTAAATGGAGCAATACAAACTCCAACTACACATTACACGGAAGTCAACAATACAAATATTTTATTTGGTTCTGGAATGTCTGGCGGAGAACTTGTTTCCCTTGTATGGGCTCTTGGTAACGGCTCCTCAAATACAATGGCGGTTAATGGAATATCCGCATCAGCAACACCACAACCAAATCAACTATTGGCATTAGGTTCAGGTGCACAGTTTGATAGCAATGCTATTGCTGATAATTTTGAAGTTGGAGATACAAAATGGAGAATGTGTCCAACCGCATCAGGAAAGTGGTTATTGATGAACGGGGGAACGATTGGCAATGCTGGAAGTGGGGCGTCGTTAAGAGCCAATGCTGATACTTATAATTTGTTTGAGTTTTTATACAATAATGTTTCAGATACCTATGCTCCTGTTTCTGGCGGAAGAACTGGGAATGTTCTCAACGATTTCAATAGTCTTAAAACTATAGTAATCCCGCCAATGGATAGTATGGTGCAGGTTGGTTTTAGCGGTGGAGAGGCTGAATTCAATGTGCTTGGAAAAAATGCTGGTGCGAAAACGCATCAACTTTCTGTAGGAGAGTTGGCGTCACACGGACATACGGTCAGCGGTGGAAATCATTCTTCACATACGGCATCTGTATTTGGAAATCACGGGTCTGGTGGGTCAGGAGGGGCTGGGTTTTTGCTTGGCGACAATGGTGTTAATGTATGGCAATCTGCGGTCATAGGTGGAGATGGTGCTCATAGTCATAGTGCTGATGCAAACGGTAGCAATACGCCTCACAATAATTTACAACCTTATAGAGTAGGTTATTTCTTTATAAGATATTAAAATAGGAGAAAATTATGGGAGTAATGAAACAGGAAGATTTAACAAGCCAGGTTGATGGTGTAAATACAACATTTGTATTGGCTGAAGAATATGAAGCAAATACACCACAGCTTTTTCTCGGTGGTCAATGTTTAAGAAAAGATAGCGATTACGTTGAACAGCCAACTACGCATAGCTTTTTATTTAACTTCGTTCCTACTGCTGGCGATGCTCTTGTTTGTTATTATTTAACAAAGTTTTCTGTTTTGCAAGGCTCCTCGGGATTTGATGTGTTGACAATGAGACAGGCATATTTGTTTGGGTTAAATCTTAAAGACCGTGCAGGAAATCCGATTACAGACCAAGTGCTACAACAAAAACTTTCTCTGGCTATTAGTTATTTTCAAAGAGAATTTGATATTTTTATTACCCCTACGGTTATTAAATCAAACGCTATTCTTGGGACTACGTTGGAACTACCCGAGCCGTTGCCTTATGATATTATTGAACCGCCCTATGATTATGATGTTCACGATTATATGAATTGGGGTTATATGAGGTTAAGGAAAATACCAGTAATTAGTATTGAAAGGGTAAGGTTGATTTACCCGACAGGACAGACGATTATAACTTATCCGAATGAATGGCTTAAGCTTTATCCGAAATTTGGACAACTTCAGATAGTTCCAATGGCTGGAAGTTTTAAGCAATATCCTTTAATCGGTCAGGGTGCGATGTATTTACCTTTATTGTCAGGATTTTTAACTAAAAATATTCCAAGTTTGATACACATAGATTATACGTGCGGGTTTAAGCAGGGAGAAATACCGCTTGATTTTGCGGATATAATTTACAAAAAAGCTTCAATAGAAATATTAAGAATTGCTGGGCAGGCACAGATGCCAGGTGTTGCAAGCGTAAGCACGGGAGCTGATGGGTTGAGCGAAAGCACGACGCTTACGCAATCGGCACAAACTACGCTGTTTCAGTCCTATATAAATGAATACAAGAAGGACATTGAAGATTTTGTCAATGACTTCAGAGAAACACAGAAGGGTATAAATTTTGTAGTGAGTTAAGGAGGGATTATGAATAGCTATAATGAAGTTGCAGTAGCTTCAGGGTTAGATGGAAACCAGAGAATTAAGTTCGTAAAGTTTATGAACAAGAGGTTCCCTGGTGAAGAAAATACGATTTGTCTTATGGGGCAGGCAACAAAATATGCCATCATATTCAAATCGGGGAAAGAAGCTTCTTATCTTTCCAATGATGAGAAGTCAATTCTTGCAGAGCTTGATGCTCCGACAACGGTTTCAAAACCGACACCAAAACCCGCAGGCAAAGTAGCACGGGTGGTTAATAAAGTCGCTAACAAGGTCAAGGAAGTAGCAAAAAAAGGGAAAAAAGGTAAATAATAGTGCCGACAAATGATTTGCTGAAAAATAACCACTTCCACGTGGAGAGGTTTGAAGACCTTATTGAAAGACGGGGTTGGACTGGCGTTTTTTGGGAAGAAGAAACCAAATGCCCTTGTTATTCAAATATTACAGGCAATCCCAATTATAAATGCCCCGTCTGTGGTGGAAGCGGTTATTTGTATAGAACAAATCCTAATGTAGCAATAAAGAACGAAGTAGCAATGTATGTTGCTCCTGGTTTTATTGATGTTCAATGCTCCTTATTGCAATTTACTTACGACAATACAAAAACTATAGCCAGAGTGGACAGGGTTTATAATGAAACACAGAACGTTACTTACACGATTGTAGGAACGACAAACAATAGAATACAAATTTCTGGTTCTCCATTACCCGTTGAAAATGATGTGGTAAAAGTAGATTATGTGTATGAGAGAGACCCGAATGTTCCTATGAAAGCTATTATGACTAACGTTGATTACCAGAATAATTTTATACCTACTGGCGAGTGGTTGCAGGGAGATGTTATTATAACTATTTCTGATGCTTATTGGTTAGGTGTCCGTGATAGAATTACAATAAAAGACAGTATGTTGCGAACAACAGACCTTTTGAGACGATATGAAGTTGATGTATATGGAAATTCAAGAGAGAAATTATTATACGACAAAAACCAGGGTATTGAAGTAATTATGTGCCGAGATAAGTATAATGTATTTACTGAAGATACGGATTTTAGAGTAGAAGCAAATGGAGAAATAAATTGGAGTTTTATTGGAGCAAGCGGTAACAGACCACAACATAAATGTTTTACGATTGTTTATACTGGAGCTGGAACGACAGCTATTATGACTATAAGTGGATTAAATTTAGTAACTGTTGTTGATGGAACTCCAGATTTGAATTTATCGTTTAATAGTTACCCTACGGTGCAAGAACTCGTAGATTACATAAATGAGAATTGTCCTGATTATACGGCAACTATAAGTCCTGACGCAAAAGAAATAGATGACCAGAGTGCAGTATCGGAAGCAACAAATAAATTGGTTGGAACTGCGGGTGTTGATATTAAAACACCCTATCAGGTTTATGGCGAAGATAAAACTCAATACAGCATAGAATTTATGCACTATGCTATTTACAGTATTTGGCAACAGGTGGGAGCTACTCGTCATCACGATAACGGTGCAACGCTTCCCCATAAGTATTGGTTAAGGCTTTGGGAAAAAACTCGTAGAACGTAAAAGGATAAATATGATAAAGATTTGTTTACAATGCAACACGACATACAAAACAAGAAGGTCAAGACAAAAATATTGTAATTGTAAATGCAAGGGATTGGCGTTCAGGGGAAATAAATATGCTTTGGGCAGTAAGCACCCACAAAAAGAAGAACATAAGAAAAAAATAGGAATAGCAAGGATAAATAAAAAGATACAGTTGGGCTATATAAATTCTCCAGAAACAAGAAAAAAAATTAGTGAGTTGATGCAGAA